CGTCCGCAAGTGCATTAAAATGCACCCTTAATTCAACATCTGCGGTAGCCTCCAACCCATCCGTATTGATAATTGTTATAGATTTGGCTACTGTGGGAAATGTAAGCTTATCTGTTGCTCCAGCCGCAAGAGCGACAGACCCAGTAATCCAAGGAACTCCAGACACTTGATAAGATCCAACAGAACCAAGACCAGCACTAAATCTATTTCTTCCACTATCAAAAACTGACATAATTTATAATCCTTTCATATAATTAGTTTTCTAATCTTCTCTGTTTGCTCGCTCTTTTCGTTTTTGTTTTTCGAGTTCAACCAATCGTCGAGAATGTTTCTCACGCGCCACTTCTGAGGGCTTTTTATAATATTCTCTTTCTCTACACTCTTCAATAATTTTTGCCTTCTTTACCTTGCGCACAAATCTTTTAATAAGATTTTCAATTGGTTCATTTTTTCTAATCTTTACTTGCATTTTTTTCTCACTTTAGTTGGGACCATGCGCCCCCCGCAACTTTCATAATTCCGCTAATATCAACACCAGGATCATTTGGGTCCATATCTTTTAGTGCCCCATGTTGAGAATTTTTGCTTCCGCCACCCGAACGTAGAGGAACTGTTCCTTTAAAGATTCCCTTTAAACCAGTTGAATTTTGAAGATTTTGTTTGGTTTCTTCAAGAGATTTGCGAGCTTCCAAAACTGCTTGTGATGGTTCATTTGATCTAATAATCTTTTTTTCCACAATTGGTTGAGGAGCAACTCCTTGAACATTAGATAACCCTTGAGCAACTTCTGTAATAATGCCCGAAAGAGTGCCATCTTCAAAAATAACCTCTTTAATACATTCTTTAATAAGAGGTTTTAAAACATTTTTTAGTTCATTTCTTTTCATCAACCACCTCGCCGTGCCTTTTCGTCTTCTACTTCTTTTGATTGAGTAAGTTTACTCTGAAGATAGCGCCTGCCTTTGGCCTTTAATTCAGTATCTGTTTGCGGATCCAACTCTGCTTTGAGAGCAGACAATTTAGCATCAACATCTTCTGCGGCTAATACAGCTGCTTTTTGTGCTTCTTCGGCAATCATTTGAGCGTTTGCTGCTGCCAAATCTTCTTGTCGCCTTTCATCAACTAACCTGCTCATTCTTTCTGTAAGCGTCTCTGCCATTATTTCTCTCCAATAATATCATTTAATAAGCGATTTATACGGTCTGCTTTTGACCAAACTTGATTTTTCTTTGATTCGTTCATCATCATATAGGCACCTTGTGTTGAAGGTTCGGATACAATATCAAAACAAATTAGTTGAAAATCATCTTCAACAAGGGTTTGTCCTTGCGATTCATGAACTGAACCAAGACCACGAGAAGATATGCCTAATTTAACGCCATCACCAATAAGAGCTTGAAGAATTAAACCAGCAGGAGTATTGAGACACTTAACCTTTCCCATTAAATCTTTTCCTTCCCACCAAAGGGATGTAACCATGTGAGAGGCATTTTTAAGATTAACCACTGAATCTTCTGGGTGGTCAAGTTCCCCGCACGCACGGTTTTCTTTAACCACTTTCATATAATTTTTTGCTTCACGCTGTAAGATTGGACCAGGATAAACCCTGCCGTTTCCATTTTGCTCATCACAGCGCTGCATTACACCAGAAAGAAATACTGCGCCTTCTTTGACCTGTCGTTTTTCGTCTTCTGTGAGTAAATCTTGACAGACTCCACCAGCACATAATTCATAATATTCTCTTAAGATGTATTTACTCATTTTTTTTGTTTCTCCCGAATTCTTTTCTTTGCTAAATTCGAATTTTCTCGCTCGTCAATCCTAATATCTGGCATTCCAGGTGACCTAAACACATCTCCGCGTTCTACTGAAGGGGAGCGACCGAGTGTGGACCTACCTATTTTACTTGTGGGTTCTTCCGACTGGTGTCCGTGCGCCTCAACATCACCGCCAATTTCTTTAAGTGCTCTCCCCAATTCTTGATAAAAATCAGCTTCTCCTGTTTCCGACCTGTTGCTTATTTGTTTATATAACTCCATAAATTTGTGCGCTACATCAGGCTCATCCTTGCGGGTAATGCTATTAACCAAACGCTGCACTGACACATCGAATTCGCTAGATAATGAGGATAAATCTGTTTTAATTTCAAAAAGATTTGGAAGTGCATCTTTAGTTTCACCACCAGTTAAAATTTTATCCGCCACTCTCCAAGCATCACCCACAGCGTCATGCAACAAGTTAAATTCTGGTGAAGCTTCTTCGCCATCAATTAATTCTCCCAAATAATCTTCAAATTTTTCCCTGGCTTTTCCTAGTAAAATATAAACTATCCGAGCAACCCTGGCTTCTTCGTCTTTATCTAAGTCTTCTTGAAGCCTTTGTTGTTCTTCTAAGATTATTCTTTTAAATCGTTCTTTACTGATTCTCATAATTCATTTCCTATTAAAATGCGGGCTCACCCCGCACGAGACTGCACCCCGCTTTACAGCGTCGAACTGGTCGCAACACACGCCTTTTTGTTATGAAAGCATTTTCAAACATTATTCTCACCCCTATTTCTTAAATTTATTCCTTCATCTCCAAAAACCATATTCAACACATATGATGTCCCAGAACTAATACACGCCAAAAGGAACGCAGTAGCTATGGAATAGTCAAATGTAAATAGTTCTGTGTATTGGTTAATTGCCCACAAAAAAAGACCAACCCACCAACCCATACACATAGAACAGTGAAAAAAATGATGCGTTGGTCTGATTTTATTAAAAATTCTTCCGTAGACTACAATTTGCGTAAGCCCATAAGCAGCAAGAACAAATAGCAATAAATTCATTAATAATATCCATAACCACTTAAATAGCGACGAATACGAGATGGGGTAATTGAACCCTTCTTCGGCTCTTGAGGCACTTCCCCAAGTTTAGTTGAATCTTCTGGGGTGGGATCAACGAGGTGATCTTCTAGTTCGTTTTCTATAAACTCTTGCGCCTCCAAAGCAGGTGATTGTTTATCAATAAATTGCTTTGTTGACAGCAATACAACTTGAGTAGAGTTTACACCCTCATCCACAGCTTCAGGATATGCCGCTTCCAAACTACCAAAAACATTTCCAGCTTGCACACTCTCGGGTAATATAATTCCAGCTTGAGTTAAAAAGTTGAAATAATTGTTTTGAAACCCGTATATCTCATCGGTCAACTCTTTCTTGGGAAAGGTTGTAATCTTGCTTTGAGATGTATCCAGAACAATATCTAAGTGCAAGTGGTCTAAGATCATTATTTTTCCATCAATAGTCTTTCTTACTTCCAAAGAAATAATGGCATCCGGTGCCGGTCGGCTTGCTTGGGCCGCTTCTTCTGGAGTGATGTTCGGATCTATTTTAATATTAATGGGCATCTGATTGAAGTTCCTGAAGGAGTCCTTGTATTTTTATAACCTCTTCTACCATTTCTTTATCTGGTTTTTGTTGTTGATAAGATTCCAAGGTTTTTAATACTTTTTTTGCATTTTCTAACATTTGGGAATCAGATATAAACTCTTTCTTTAAGAATGATTTTTTTAATTGTTCCTTTAATCTTCCAATCTCTTCATTTAGATAAGTTTTTAGTTCAATTCCATTATTATTAAAAGACGCAATAAACTTATTTAAGAGAATCTTCTGCTCTTGTAATAATTTAGTTCCATATTCATCATTAAATCTTTTAACAAAAGACTTGTAAACAATATTGTCGATGGGAACCATTTTTGATCCAGTTTTATCAGAAGACATTTTGTCAACAAGTTCGTTCTCTAAAAGAATTTTAGATTTAACAGGGATTTTATTATTAAAGATTTGTTCAATTGAAGCCAAATTCTTATAATTTGACACAAAATTAGAAAATGCGGTAGTGGATAAAGAGTTTTTAATTTTTCTAACGAGTTTGTTTTGTTCAGACATTAATTCTTTTTTATCAATATCTCGATGTCGAATTTTTACTTCGTTGATAATTTTTTCAGCAGTCAAAATATTAACATCTTTGGTGTGAGTGATGGCTCGATAAAGTTTTAGTTCTCGATACATCATAGAATTTCGCGAGAACGATTCTTTAATCAATGCTACAATTTTATTTTGCTTACCATCATCTTTAGAAAAGACAGCCTTGGTTAACTCTTGAATCAAAACTTCATAAAGAAAGGCACTGTTCCTTTTTTTATTATGCTTAAACTTTGTCATTCTTTATGTCCTTCTTTTCAAGATTTTCAATCAACCGCTGAATTTCCACATCATTTTGTAAAATTTCAAGCTCTTCTGTTTCATGCTTCTCTGTATAATTAGTTTCCAAGTTTTCATAAATACCTCTGGCCAAGCTGTTAAGCTCGGATTGACCCTTAAAAATATTTCTTGGGGTATTTTTGGCCGTTTCTTGAGAATAATGTCCTTGATAACTTCTTTTTCGTGCGCCCATTCCTCTCTTATCTGACTTCACGGGAATATGTTTTTTACCTTTTGATCGGTCTATTGGCAACCAACTCATCTCATTTCTTTTTCCTGGGGCTTCTAGAGCGGCTTCTCCTCCTGCCCCTATATCAGGTGATGCCAATAAGGTTTCTTCTTCGCCGTCTTCTTCGCCAGCACCAAGAGCGCCTTCTTCGCCAGCTCCAAGAGCGCCTTCTTCGCCACCCATCATATCCATACCACTCATCTCGCCACCAGCTCCTTCAGCCGCCATTCCTGCTTGTTCCAGGGTCATATCAAGTTTTTTGTCGTAAAACATCTCTCTCTGATTACGAACAACTTCTTCGTCAGATAAATCAAAAATGTGTTTAGCCATCCATCGCCTGCTAAAGTAACCTTCAGTTGCGCTGGAGGCAATATCAAATTTCGTGCGCCAATGCTCAAGTTCTTGCAATTCAGCTAATTTTGAAGGATTATTTAATCTTAACTTAAACGAAATAAGATCTTTATTTTTATATCCCAAAGTGTATAAATGAATTACTGCAATCTTTTCAAGCTCTGACACCACACTTCGCTGCAATCTTGTAATTGTGCGAGCAAAACGAATATCTCTTTGAGCTAAAGTAGTTTTATCTTCTGAACCTTCTTCTCCTTGTGTAAGATAAGAGGCCGGGATTTTAAGAGCAGAAAACAACTTATCTCTTAGGTATTTTACGTCATCGACATCACCTGTATAAGTTCCTCCAGGTAATGATTCAACCCTAGTATTGGATGTTCCTCCACGAACAGGAATAAAATAGTCTTCATCGACACTCATGGGATTATAACGCAAATCAACACGTCCGCTTGATTGATCAATAACTTGATTGCGCTTCATTTGAGTAACAATTCTTTGCATGTGTTGTTCAACTTCTTTTTCTGCAATGCCACCAACATCAATATAAAAGATTCGACGTTCTGGCGACCGAACAACTCGATAGGCCATCATCGCATCTTCCAATAATTGAAGTTGCCGCCAAATGCGCCGACATGCTTCCAAAACTGAAGTTCCATAAGGAGCATATTTATCATTTCCAAGAATTCTAAAGTGAGCAATTTGCCAATTCTCAAAAGTTAAGCCGCCACTATTCCATTGAAATTGAACATAATTGGGATTAGTTTTATCTTCTCCCTCCAATCTTTCAATTTCAGACTGTGGTAAACCGACAACGGATTTAACACCCAAAGTCTCATCGATATCCATATACAAGAAATAATCGCCATATTTGCACATACTGCGACACCAACCAAATATATTAAACTCTATGTTAAGAACACTATAAAAGAGAGAATGAAGAATTGATCTAATCTCTTCGTTGGGACAATTAATAACAAGAAGTGGTTGCACTGGTGAAGATACGGTCATCTCATCAGCATAAATGTCCATGCCGGAAGCAATTTCTGGCATATATTCCATCTGATCAAAATCAATATATCTTTCTGCCCGCGCAGCATTGGCTGTAGCATTAGCATAAAGATTATCAAATGGGTTATAGGAGGTTTTTTTGAATGGCAGTCCTGCGGCAGACTGAAACTTATATTTATCGAGTTGCCATCTTTTAAGTTGGCGAGGGTTTTGTTTTTGATGTTGTGTTAGTGGACCAGACAACAACTTGGTCAATGCCCTATAAAGAAATGATTCAGAGTTTCTAGGGTTTTTAGTGTTTTTATTATCAGCGCTATTATTTGGGTATGCCATTTATTTTATCCTTTTATTAACCAACCAAACTCTTTATAAGTTTTTTCAGCCTGTCCTATTCTATCAAAAGATTCAACCTTTTTGTAGCCTTCCATGCCAGGAATTGTCGTATTTAATTTAGTGTTTGAACTAATCATTGAATTTAAAAAGGCTCTCTTATATTGCAAGTCTCTAGTGTTCTCTTCTAATACTGTATCGCGGACCCAACAAGCAATAGACAACGACATTACTAAGTCATCATTATATCCTCTTTGCGCCTCCGGTCTGCCATTTTTCCAAATAAATGTTTTTAATTCTTGATGTGACCTGACAGAATTAATAGTAATTAGTTCGTTTCTAATGAACTCTTCAAGTTTGGCAACGATTAAAGGTCGCGTTTTTTGAGACGTAGTAAAGCCTGGAACAGTATTTGTGGCTCCCTCTGCAAGATATTGTTCAACATACTCATGAGTTCCTTTAGTAGAATAATATAGATTTGGATAACCGGCGTCAATGAGTTTTTCCAAAACTGAGAAGCCGATGTTATTGTTTTCGACGATGACCATCGCCTCTCCATATTCTTTACCAGCATCAAATAAAATTCTTGAAAATAGGTCAGTTGTGGGTTTTCCCCTATATTCACCCACTTGTTCCATTGTGGTGGTATCGAAAACGTGGAAAACAGAGTAGTCGTTTCCATCTCCTCGCGCAACATCTCCAACAATTAAGTATTTGCTTTCTGGAATATATTCTTTCCAAATCCAAAAGTTTCTATCAAAACCTGTTTGGTGTTTGGGATCACAACATAATTGTTCTATTTTATTTAAATTATCTGGGTGGATGACTGTTTCTCCAGAAGCATTGAAATTACATTCGTACTCCTGCGCTACTCGCCTTCGTGAAAGGTTGCGTGTTGTTTCCTCAAACCACGCCCGATCCCTTTCTGGGTGTAAGGTCCAATGAAGTTTTGTTGGATGAAAGTCATTTTCTCCATTAATTGACGCAACATATGTTTTATGAAACCAATTGCCTACGCCATTGGGAGAAGAAAGAGCAATACATCGCCCACCAGCTGCCATTGTGGGTTGAAGTGCTGTCCACAAATCATCGAAGCCCTCAATATGTGCCGCTTCATCAACAACCAATAATGATAATGCCTCGGAACGACCCGCATCGACAGATGTTGATGATGCTTTAATTTCTGATCCATTGTTCAAAACGAATGATGATCTATTATCAATGGCAATTGAGGCAATTTGGTCAAACCAAGGGGGCAACGCCTTTATCATTGCTTTAACCTTTTTAACAAGATTTGATGCTGTGGCGAATTTGGTTGCAATTACAAGAATATTCTTGTCGCGATGAAACAACATCATCCACGAAACATATGCAGCAGTAATTGTTGAAATCCCCATCTGACGGGATTTTAAAATAACGTTATTTCGATAATCATTAAACTTATGAAGAAGGTCTTGTTGAAAGTCCCAAGTTTTAAAAGGAATTTGTCCACGTTGTGGGTGAGCAATTCTACAATAATTGTCTATGAAGTAAACAGGATCTTTGCCACACTTGACAATTTCTTTAACAAGATCTTTTTTGGAAAGGTATTGAGACATACATGATAATTAGTCAACTGTTTTATACATCAATTATAATGGGATCTTTTTCTTCTTTAACGATTTTGACTTTGCCGCTTTTAAGACACTTTTCTGTTAATCTTATAGTGGCAATTTGTTTTTCTGAAAGTGCTCCGCTTTGAAGAAGTTTGCCTAGTTGCAAAATTGTTTGATTATCGAGCCCAGCCTTTCGTGCCTTTTTATGTGCTTTTGCTAATTTTTGCATTGGAGTTTTAGCTTGAAATGCCCCCATCGCTCCCTTGGCCAAACCACCTAGGGCTGCCCCAACTCCTTTACCTGCTGCACCCAACGTGCCAATGCCCGCTTTTGCTATGCCAGATGCAGCTCTCTTTCCAAGATTTATCGCAGCTTCTCCACCTTTTTGGTTAATGTCGGAAGCTCTAAACTTATCAAGCCCTTTTTTAGTTGCAGCCCCAGCCGCCCCAGCAGCTTTTTTAGTTGCAGCAGCTGCGCCACCAAGTTTTTGTTTCCAAGTAGGGCGCACATCTGGTAAAGGTTCGTCGGTATCACCACCCTTTGCAAGCGCCGCTCGTTGTGCTCTTTCTTGCGCCATCCTATCAGCCCGAGGCAGCGCCTCCGAAAGATTTGTAATATTTTCCAGAACTAAATCAAATCTTTCATCATATGGTTCGTCCAAAAACTTTTCAGCCTCTTCTTTAATAATTTGCTGTATTTTCTTTTCTGTTAGTTTTATCACGTCTTAGGTTCCTCATCACGTTTTCCCTTAACGTTTTCTGGTTTCTTAGTTTTCGGAAACTTATCTTTTCCAAAACCAATCCAATCCTTCATTGCTTTAGATAATCTTTCTTCGACGGTGGTTCCCATTTCTTCTGGTTCAGGCATTCCACCAATCTTAAATCTTTGATTTGCTTGAACCCACGAACGAATATGACTCATGCTTTGAACCAGAACATCGGGTTCTTTGTCTTCTTTGGTTAATGTAAGAGAATTACCAGTAATCTTTTTGTATTCTTTCTTGAGGAAGGAAGCAATGTCTTGAAGTCGTTGAGCCATTTCACCTTCGAAATCACCTTTATAAACATCCCTAAGCATAATCTCACCCTGGTATTTAATGTTTAAAATATTTCCAGCCATGCCGACATTAAAACCATCCATTACTCTTTTATCAAGAATGGGGTTTCCCTCTTCTCGTTTAAGACCAACCTTTAATGGTTCGCCCTTATCGTCTAATGCACCGTCATACGCATTCGCAGCAGCCTGTGAGATTCCATTTACAATATCTATAATGTTACTTTTTTCAGCCATTCTTATTTTTTTCCCTCAAACAAGATTTCAAATAGCACGTATAACAGTGTTTAAACTTTGCCATATATAAATCATCTCTCATATCAAAAGAATAAATTTTACATTCTGGACAAGTGCGCTTTGATTCTTTCCTAAATAGTTTCTTTGGCATTAAAACGCCTTCAACTTCAATCTTCTCTTTTGGTTTCTCGGCCTTAGCCATTTTTTTAATTTGTTTGAGATATTCCTTTTCTTTATCTTGATCCCAAGTTGCTTTAGGATTCTGAATGGTTTCTTCACCATACTTTTCCTGAATGGCTTGTTCGACTTTTATGAGATGTTCTGGATCTTTCATTTCGTAATTCCATTTACAGCCGATACAACTCCCAAAGTTAATAGAATTCCGGCAACAACTCCACCAGTGGCCCATAACCAATTATAGCTTGGTTCATTAGCCAATTCTGTGAGCTGCTCAATTTCTTTATCTTTTTGGGTAAGAATTAAGTTACTGTATTCTTTCTCGTGTTGAAGGTCTACCTTGAGCAGATCAATGTCAACTTTGCATTTGGCTGACATTTCTGCCACTTTTTGGTCTATTTTGAGCTTGCAGTGTAAATCAGTGTTGTTGGATTCTCCGAGTATTTCCGCTGTGGCTTCTGGAGAAAATAATGTTCCAGCAAACGGAGCAGGAGCGCCTGCTTCTAAGAATGTAAAAACTCCTGGTGTTTCAGTGCTTGTTGTTGTTTCTTGAGCAAATGCTGGAATTGTTGCAAAAAAGAAAAATAGGCTAGTTGCTATTGCTGTCGGTTTTAACATATTTAAATCCAAACCTTTTTGAAATTTCATCTGCCAACTCATCAGGCTTATCATAATACTTTTTGACGAGTTTTTTAACTTCTTTTTTCTTTGACGCTTTAAGCTCTTCGTTTTTCTTCTTGAATTCTTTTTCTATCTCGCTGATTGTTTTTTCGTATTCTTTATGAATATTGTCTTTCTTTGTTTGTGTTTCTTTATTGAGCTTGTTGATGTCTTCAATTTGTTTATTATAAGAATCTCTGGTTATCTGCAACATCTTAGTAAAATGATCGCTCTTACTTTTCATAATAAGACCAAGAACAATAATCACTGGAATATACCAGTGAGTTTTTAAGAAGACCCAAATTTTCTTTAATGCAATCACGCCCCGCCCTTTAGTTGTTTAAGGTAAGGCAGAGATTGTCTTAGTTTATTTATGAGTTGATTTGGATCACCCTTCAACTCTTCATCGGAGGCTTGCGACACAACTTGATCAATCATGTCTTCTAAGTTACCAAAAGAGCCAACTTCCGTTCCTCCAATTTTTTTGGCCATTTGTTTAGCTTTGGGGGCTACTTTTTTTGCAGCACCTTTAGCCAAAGAAGATGCCGCTTTCTTCATCAATCCTTGTCCAACCTTTGATTTGGCTGCTGCACCAACACCACGAACTGCAAGACCGGCCAAAGCTGGCAAAATCTCCCTTAATACCTCTTCAGTCTCTTCTTGGATGATCTGTCTTAATTCTTGTTCTTCGATTTTTATGAGAATAACACCTTTATCTTCAGGTTCTTCCTTCTCACCCTTCTTTAAACGAGATTTTTCTTTTCTTCCGCGATTGTCTGAAACTGGCTCACATTTAACTTCATCGTTTTCTATTCCATTAACGTGATGAAGCTCTTCGCCTTCAGGGCATTCGCCATGTTCTCTATCGTGCTTTCTTTTGTCGCGCTTTCTTTTGTTGCGCTCATCCTGTTCTTTTGAACCTGGAGCATTATATTCTTGATCATAATCCCGAGGAGTATTGGAGTCTTTATTCCATTCGCGCTCTGAAAGGATTTCTGTTAAAAACTCTTCAAAATTTTGAATAGAAAGTTTCATATTATACGGTAGGAGTTTGAGGCCCTTGGATTGCTTGTGCTGTTTTTTTAAGATTTTGTTGTGTTGCTCTTTTTTGTTGTGCCTTTGCAGCAACATTTTTAATCTTTGCTAGTTTGCCGCCCTTTAATGGTGTGCTCGCTCTTGTCGATGCTAATTTCTGTAAACCCTGAAGTGCCTCTTGCGACCTAGGATTATTTAATGTTTTTACAACAAAGTCATCGACTGATTTAAGCATTTGATTTGCAAATTTTCCAACTTTTGGATTATCAGCCAAACCTCCAATAAGTTTTTTAATTTTAGGCATATGACCTTTTAACATTTTAGCTACTTTGCCGCCTTTTCCCATGCTCATCGCCAACTTGCCGCCTTTTCCAATTACATCACCCACCCCCGGAATCATGGCAATAATGGATAAAGCTGCCATTAAAAATTCACCTTTTCTGGCATATAAAGCGGCATTAGCTAAATCGGCCACCTCGCCAATGCCCGGTATAAGTCCACCAATATCTAAAGCAAAATGGCCAACATCTGCTAATTGAAATTCAAAAAGTAATTTTTCTATTTCTTCATGAAGAATATCAATTCTTTTTCTTTCTTTATTCAAAATTGTAGAAATTCGTTCACGTTGAATTTCTTCTCGAATAATGCACCTAAGTTGTGAATTTTTTATTTTCATTTGATTTCTTCAATTAAAGCATTAACCTGATTTAACGTCTGATTCATAACCAGTTTTTCCTCCTGGTCGAGCCTTTTCTACTTCTCGTTTGCGCTTAATTCCCCAATCTAAAGTTGCTCCACCCTCTTTACGAGAATCTGTGCAAATGGCAGCAGCAGCATCTTCCACATTTTTTCCTTTATGTGGTTTGTAATCATTTTTTTTAAAACTTTTTTTAACAGAATTGATGCAATCATGAAATACATCATCAGCTGTGCCGGGTTGTTGGCTGGATTTAAAATGTTTGGGTGTTTCTACTTTGTCACCCTTTTTCTTTTTCTCCCGAAGTTCTGCCTCAAGTTCTTCTTGAATAATCTCTTGCAATCTTGATTTTGTTAGTTTCATCTTATTCCACCTTATTCAATATTTTTACAAGTTTTTTAAAAGAGTTTTAAACCAAGGCATATCTTTAGTTTCTTGTTTGAGGGATTCAATGTCCCTAATTGTGCCATCCTTCATTTTTCCTTGAATTAGCCGCTTGTGGTGTAAAGTAAATACATTAGCACCCACTTCCCTTGCCGTTTTTGCGAGCGCTCGGCCAACTGTTTTCATTTCTGGAGATTTCGACACTTGTGTTATGTCTGCACCTTTTGGTTCAAGTCCACTAGCTTCCGCTGCCGCACCACCAGATGCCGCAATTCCTGCTCCCAAGGCGGCACCCTTTAGCCACTTTCCAATGCCTTCTTCAAGTTCTTCCTCTGTTAAGGTTTTTTCAAGTTCTTCTTGAATAATCTCTTGCAATCTTAATTTTGTTAGTTTCATCTTATTCCACCATGCTTCCATTGCGTGGCAATATCAGCAATTCCTTGAAGTCCAATATATCCGAGAGATACGGCAACCCACTGATCGCCACTAAGTTTGTCGAAATACAAAAATAGCGTCGAGAGAATAAACACAGTAAATTTTCTCGACACCACTTTTGCTACAGCTTTGTCAATTACTGCTCTCATTTATTCCTTCTTTCTAAACAACCCTACAAGCACCAGCAACGCCAGCAATCCAGCAAAACCGCTTTGCCCCAAGGAGTTTACAATATTAGTGAGGTTTCCTACAACACCCATCCCGAAAATACCAGAGCCGTATACAACCTCAACCATTACAGCCAAGGCCATAAGGTTCATCATGAGATCAGTAACATCACTTACTGCTCCCTTTACTTTCATTAGTACGTCTTTCATAGTTCGTACCTCCCGACAATAAATAGTTAGCTACGCAACAACATTCGCATAGCCGTTCTTCTTTTCTATGTTAATGATAGAATCGGCAGCATCTTTTAAGCTGTCGAGGTGAGAAATTAAAATAACAGTTTTGAAAATGGATGATGTAATATCAAGGATTCGGACGAATCCTTCCATGCGTTCTGCATCTAAAGATGTCCCAGGCTCATCTAAAACAAACAATTGGGACTTTGGCAATGATGAGATATTTGTGAAAGCTAAACGAATTGCCATTGCAGCAACTGTCTTTTCTGCTCCGCTTGCCATTTCTAATGGACTTGCGTCTTGATCGGGATGTTGAATATAAATGTCCAAACGATTGTCGTCTGTTTCAAAATATACTTGAAAATCGACGATGTTTGCAAGAATCTTTGAAATCTCAGCATTTATTACTGGGAGGCTCTTTTTAATAATATCGTAAGAAATTCCATTTGGGTGCATACATTTCATATATAAATCATGTGCTTCATAATCGTCTTGAAGCTGTTTATGCCTTTTCTTTTCTGCCTCAAGATTCTCAATCTTTTGCTCACAATAGCCGTGTCTTTTATGAAGAGTTAATAATTGTTCCTCGCAAAACTTTAAGTCACTTTTTTGTTTAAGAAATTCTTTTTCTTTTTCTTTCCTTTGTCGGATAACTCCACCGAGATCCTCAATGACTTCTTTGTTTTCTTCATAAAGCTTTTCTTTTGCTTGCAACTCTTTTAACTCATGTTTGGCAATTGCTTTCTTTGATTTTAAGTTTTCAATTAGTAATTCATTTGCTGGAATGATATTATCAATTCTTTTTGCTTCTTCAACCAAATCATCAAATTTATTAATCTCATTGTTAATCTTTTCCAAATCGATTTCATCAACCTTTTCCTTGATTACTTTTTGAATTTCTTTGTTATTGTTGATGGCCAGCTCAATAATATTAATTTGTTCTTTTGCTTCGTAAGCGCCGCGAATAAACTTACAATGTGAAAACTCTGATCCACAAGGAACCTCTTTTAATAAAGATACTTGTTTCTTTTTGTTTTGAATATTTAATTGGTTTGCGTTGCTTTCAATTGTTAATCGTTCAAAATCAGTTGAATACGCTGAATGAGATTGTTTCTGATTTTTTAATGTATCAATATCAAATTTTTCTATAAACTCTTTTGCCTTACGAACCTTACGTTTATTGGTTCTGTTTTTCTTTTTCCTTTCATTAAGTTGCTCATCATATAATAATGTAGTCTTTTCGTTTTCGCCAATGGCTGCTTTGATTTCATTAATGTTTATTAACTCTGTTGGTGCAGCGCTAATCTTATCTTGAAATGTACCAATCTCGTCTTCCACCGCAGCAATACTTTCTTTTAGTGCCGCACATTGATTGGACCGTGTGATGGTGACGTTTTCATTAACTTCCATCTCTTGATTAAACTTTTTCAAATCCTCTTCATAATCAATTTTTTGTAAGAATTTAAGTGCAGCTTTAAGTTCTGCCGCATCATCTTTCGCACTCTTAAATTTTTTATCAAAGATTTTTAGATCCAAAAACTTGGCTAAAATTTCTTTTCTCTTGGTTGATCCTTCATCAATAAATGTTAGGGCTCCAAGCTGTGATGACATGGATGTTAATAAAAAATCATCCAGTGTTCCAAAATATTTGGAAATGTTTTTATCTGTGTCTGCCCGCGTCAATCCATTTAAAGATTTCTTTTCGCCGGTTGCAACATCAACACAAGTAAAATCAACTATTGTTTTTGCTTCGATAGTTTCTTCGCCTTTAAGTTTTTTTAAGTATTTAAGGGCATCGCGTTTTATTGTATAGATTTTATTGCCACGCTTGATTTTGACACGCCCCCAGCCTTCGGTCTTATCGTTGTTGATTATGTTGAGGTTCTTGCGCGAATTCTTTGAAATTGAGTTATAAATCGTGAACAAAAGCGAGTCAATGATACTAGACTTGCCTGAGAAGTTCTTCCCAAAAATACCCACAATTCCATTAAAATCCATGAAGTTAATGCGATTGCCTTTGCCATAATTTATTAAGTTACTCCACTCAAATTCGAGGATTTCATAATCTATATGACGATAAGCTTCGTCATCTTCTTCAGAGCTTTCCTTATATTTTCTGTTAAGATCCATAATGCGCTTTTCTAAATCTTTGTTGGGATCATAATCCTTAAGATATTGGCGAATTAATTTTTCCTGAACTGTGATGTCCCGCAGATTTTCTTTTTTAAATCCGTCTTCAAGCTCCACATTATTTGTGAAAGAGGATTTATTCATTACTGAGACTGATTCTGGATTGAATTTCTTTTTGGCCACATCAACAGCTTTTTTGAGCGCCATGCCAGATAAACTATTCTCAACAATTAAACGAACTCGTGCGCCTTCAGGAACCATCATTTTTGGGACTTTCCCATTTTTTGTTAAGGTTATTGAAATGAATGGCTTAGGGTTTACGATAGGGACGTGCTCAACAGTAAAGGTTTCTTTACTTTGAATTTTCCAAAGCAAGAATCCTTTACTAGTGGTTTCACCAAAGTTCTGTTGGATGGTCGAGCCAGCATAGCGAATGCGACCATCTGGATCGAGGGTCTGATTTGTTTTATGAATGTCGCCCAACATTGCATAATCAAATTTATTGAAGATGTTTATATCGTTTTCCCCAACATCCATCACCCAATCGCTGTCAGTTGTGCAGCCGCTGATTGAGCCGTGATAAAGAGCAATATTTATTTTATCTTTATCTGTTGGATCCGTCCAATTATCTTCATCAAAGACACTTAAAACATTAAGAGTAAAATTGTTATCAAGATTAACTTCGCCCGAGTTTTTTAATAGATGTAGGTTCGGGTGGTTAAGTGTGTTTGCAATTGGTGATAAAGAATCTTGTCTATTTGGATTTCGTAAGTTTCCATCGTGATTTCCAAGAATGATATAAGTTGGAGCGATGTCTGCAAGATTTTTAAAAAAGTCAGAGCACATCTGAACGAACTCTGGACTGATTTGAGTTTTTGTATGGCAGATGTCGCCACAGTGAATAATATAATCTACTTCCTCTTTTCGTAAGGAATCATAAATCTTATCAAAAACTGCTCGGTATTCTTGGTGATATTTTAGATTGCGAATATGTGTGTCCGCAATATGGGCAAACTTCATTAAGAAGTATTATAGCATAGTTTTGGGGGATTTTTGAGAAGGAACGGTTAGTTTCATTTTGTTTACCTGTCATTGCGTGCTTCTGCGATTTTGGTTAGTGCCGTATTGGGAACCCATTCGTTTTTCCATTTGTCTTCTTCATAATAAATCAAGCTAGCAAAGCCCCCACGGCTTTTTTCCAAAATTCTGCCGACCAGGGGTGGATTTTTTGGTCCTTGATACACTTTCACCTGATCGCCAACTTCAAAAACTTCTGATTCTTCTTCACCCAAAACTCTGCCAATCTCTTCTTTAATTAATTGTTGTAGTTTTGATTTGGTTAGTTTCATTTTGGTTGCCTAGAAGCAAGATCGCTCAGCCACGTATTATAACCCTTACTAACAGGATCTGAAGCTGGAGCTTCTTCTGGTTGTGCCTCTCCTTTTTGTTGTCTTCCGAGTTTATAATTTTCATTCATGCTTTTCAGTACGTTACTTATCATATCATAATGATGATAATCGCCAATGAGTTCCAGTTTTTCTAATAAATTATCCGTCATCTCTAATATATTTGTCTCTTCTTTGCCTATTGATACCATCTCGACTCTTTGTGAATGTGGCACTTCACCATGAACTTCATCGAGTTCTTCTTTAATAATTTTTTGAAGTTGTGATTTGGTTAGTTTCAATTTATAATCCTCTCTCTTCGGGACCTGCTTTTGATGTAGTCAACACACCTTCATATGGAGATCCGTCTTTGTTTACTAAATTATCATTTTCGTCCCAATAAGCAATAACTTCTTTTTTTACTAAATCTTCAAAAGCTGGTCGAAGACCAACAGGGAACACACCTTCATCATCGGCAAACTTCTTATCTGCCAATGTTTCATGTTCATCGCTGTACCAATCATCATCGCCTTCTTTTATATTATTAATCTCTTCTTTAATAAGATTTTGTAGTTGTGATTTGGTTAGTTTCATTTTGTTTGTTCCTTAATCGTCATCGTCATCTCCGGGATGACCACCGTAACGATTATAATATTCTGGGTTGTAATCTTATTCATCATATGGAATATTCCACATTTCCATTATCCCTTGGAGAGGTTTGGCGCGTGGGTATTCCCGCTGGAGTGCTTGAACAAGTTCTTCCAAGGCCTTTCTCGTATCGCCTTTAAAATGGGCAACAATGGTATCAGCCACACTTGAGCTTAAAGGCATCCAATCATACGCTTCATTTACTGGTTCGTGGTTTTCTTTTAATCCGCCAAGCTCCTCTTTAATTATTTGTTGTAGTTTTGATTTTGTTAGTTTCATTATTTCCCCTATTAAAACGAAAGTTTCTCGAATAAATAGTTGTCTAATGAAACAAAAGTCGCTGATTTCTTTCGGGCTTCGAACACTTTCTTATTCATTTCCCCAACATCCTCAAAATCTGAGGTATCCACCCGATGACACTCCACGTCATATGACATCAAAAGTTTGATTATTTTCTCTTCTTTTGCCTTTGCATCAGAGTCCAGGGCAATATATATCTTGCTGCACTTGTCTATGATTTTTTGAAAAATATAGCTATTTTCACGTAATGTAGAGCCAAGCAGAGGAATAGCGTTGCCCGCAACAATCGCGTCAAAAACTCCCTCAACAATTGTTATATCTTTATCCCAATTGAGATACAGTTCATTAAAGATGAAATCCTTTTCTACTGGCGGATTACTATACTTTTGCCACTCGCCAGAAGTATATGAGCGAGCAATAAAATAGTTTAAGTTTCCCTTCAGATCAAATGAAGGAATGATGACCCTTTCTTTATATTTTCCGTCTGGACAATATCCAATTTTCCACCAAACAATATCGTCGCGCATGATGCCGCGAGTTTTAAGATATTGTCTAACGGGAATTGATAAAGGATTTATTTCTTTGCCGGTTAAGGTTATGAATTCTTCTGGAAGAGAAATATCAATTATTTCTTTTTCGCCATCAACTTCAGAGAAGTCAACAATTCCCACAAGAGTTTTCCATTGGCTTTTATTTTCTGGAGTTCCATAAGAATAAACAAGTCGAGCAATATCTTTGCCGACATAATCACAAATCCAACATTTGAAAACATTTTTCTCAAAGTTTAATGAAAGCTTTTTTTTATGATGTTTACATTTTGGGCAACCAAAAAGGAACTCGTCCTTTGATTTATAATATGAGCCAAGAAAATCTTCTATAATACGGACTTTTCTTTGAGACATTCTATTCCTGCTTTTGCCATAACCAATGCATCAGCACGATCATAATATTCGGGTTTCGGATTTCCATGCTTAGTCCATTCTACTATAAAATCCTGCTCATTGTCAAGCAAAAATTTCATAACAATTTCTTTAGCTTTTTGTCCTCGTGATATGGTAATCCCGCATTTCTTTCTGGCTGAAACTGCTGGAATGAATTGTGGGGTAATCCCGATCTCATCCAAACAAAGCCACGACAAGATTCCATTAAACTTAATTAATGTTGAAATGGTGTGGGATGAAGACTTTTTAGGCCTAAACTTATTTAAAGCAGGCTCAATAAATATGTGTTCGATTTCATAACAATGAGAAATGTCTTTGATTTTTTCTCGGCAATGAGTTACTTTAGAATAGAAATCTGGGAAGATGTTTTTATTACGCAAATCCCAACTGCCAATGTCAATTACAGATCCATTTAAATCAAGAATTGCATAGCCAGTTATACTTGTAGAAATATCCAGACCAAGAATCATTAATCACCAATTTCACCAATCTTTTCATAACCAAGGTCACGTTGAATTTTTAAACCTTTAATGGAGCTAAGTCTGGGTTTTAGTTCTCTTTGATAATAATGAGTAACATCCGCAGCATGAGGAACAATAAAACGAATACTATATTCCCCAACAAAAACTGTCGGAGAAGTTGAAATTTCTCTTTCACGATAAACAGTTGTGACCTCTTCAATTGCCCGCATTTCATTCATAACTTCAGTTCGGTCAATTGGCTTGGATTGATCAATAGATAAATACATAACTGCTTCGTATCTATCGTGGGCCGGAGTTCTTTTTTCTGTTAAGAATTTGCGCCAACTTTTAAATTCTTCTTTCATCATCATAAATAGGCTCTCATTATATCAAAAATCTAGTTTTAATTTAAATGTAAAATCATCTTGGTCTCTTTTTCTGACAGGATTTGCCACTTTTGCAATACCAATAAGGTTTCGATGTTCGTCATACAGGCCAACATAATTAATGTAAACTGTTCTTTTGAAAGCTGGTTCAGGATCACTCCACGCTCCTGATACAATATTTTTAATTGTTCTTTTGTTATATTCCATATAAGCCATTGATCCGCTGGAAGCAGTTGCAGCCACTGGAGCACCATATTTTATGGCGGTTGGGTTATTGGAAAAATTTACTGTCGCAAGGGGTGCCTGTGCGAGCATTGTTAATGTTGGAACATAATTTGTGCCGCTAAAGTTTAAAGAAAAACTTGACGACGGAATGGCAGACGCTGTAGTCGAAAAATCCATCCATCGCGGCTTGGCTGCGCCACCCCCATAATAATCTTCTGTGTGTGGAGAAAGCGGCCAACTTCCAGTAAGAATGAGAAATCCCTCATTATATAAAACAACACCCGCAACAGATCCACTAGCAGTTGTGGTCGAACCATCTGTACTTGAAGAAACTTGACGAAGCTCACCATTTTTTACATCATCCCTCAATTCTCCCACAAGAGTTCCAGAAACATAAAACTTACAGGACACACTTCCTTTCTGAATAGAAGAGGCATAAAATATAGATGGAATGCTCACAAGACGCATTTCTTGAGTGCTTTTGTCACCCAAGCTTGAGGTATAGGCGTAAGCAGGACTTAAAACCTGATAACTATCGAGGGCAGTTCTTAAAGCTTTAATTCGTTTTCTAGTTGAATTTTCAGCATAACGAAGAGTTGAAATGCTGGAAGACATAGGATAACTTCCCGTTATCTTATCTCCATACAAAAAATCGGTATTAAATTTTGTTGTAGTAACCGTGCTAAATGAATCTAAACTACCATCTTTCGTTACAAAAGGATAAATTAAATTGCCTGATTTTCTATCTATATTTAATTCATACAGACTAATATATCCAGTCGGAACCATTCCGGCATTATTTACAAAACTACCAGAATCTCTCGGACTATTATTGTAATAGATGTTGGCATCATAAATGATAAAGCTTACTTGTGGATGTGTTTCAATCCTATTGTAAAAAATATCATTTGGTCCAAACTTGTGGAAAGGCATGTCTACCTGTAATTAGTTTGTGATTAATAATCAAGCCTGACACGAATTGTCATTTCATTTGTTGGATCTTTTTTAAGAGGTTCTGAAAGTTTTGCAACCGCCAAAAGCTCATTATCTGAAGAATAAAGGCCAACAGTTGTAAAATAAGCTATTGGAGAATCCAAAGTATTATTCTTAACCCGAATCTTGCTTGCACTCAAATAAGTTGGATTCGAGCTATAATTATAATCATTATGATTAACACGGCAAAAGTGAATTGTTGAGTTAAGTTCAGTTGTGTTATTGAAGGTTATATCATAAAGCCGATTTCTTAAATAATTACATGATGCGCTGATGGCAGATCCGGTAAGTGATGCCGTGACATATGTTCCATTGGGCCTAAACGGCACATCTGAAGATGAAAGAATTCCTGGTAGGGCTGATGTGTTTCCGCTAAGAAAGATTGAAGAACTAAGAACAACAATACCTGCTTGATAGAAAATTAATCCACACGCGGGCGCAGGACTAATCTCCTTGTTATACCCGGCAGTAGCTGACAAAATGGCATATTCTCCAGCTGGAGAGTTTACTCGATAATCATTCTCTTTACCAGAATCAGAAATTGTTAAAATTCCATCTCCCCCCGAGGTATCTGCAAATGGAGCAGCATAAGAGCCTGTCCCAATCTTGATCGTAAATGATCCTTTTTTGATTTCATCTTTAGCCAAAAGCCTTGCAAAATTAATAAAAAAGCAATCTTTTAATTTTGTGCCAGATCCTGCCCCAGTCTCAACCAGGTTTCCATCTTGATCAAAATTTCTAATACTTCCAGTTGTGTCATAACCAACAAGTACCTGCGCCATTTGATTATACATATTAATCTTCTTGGCTTGCATATTTGTCGTTGCCTCGGTCCCACTCAAGACTGAAGCTGAAGCGTAACCAACAGTAAGATCATAAATGTGATTGGCGGAAGAACTTAAATAAGGATAATCATAAACACTTTGAAACATACCATGAGCATAATTTTTAATATTTGTTCCATCATAAGTGTCGGTAGTTGCTCCAGCAGTGTTATACGTACCAGAAGCTAATGTTCCTGTAAGTGGAATTGCCTCGTGCAATAATGTCTTCGTTGAAGTTATATCATTGTTGAGAAATGTTTTAAAAGTCGTTGCCATTGTCTATTCCTTTATACTAATGGGATTTTAATAAATCTAACTGGAAGATTTAAACTGTATCCTGTTGTTGCTCCCGTTATTTTAACCATTGTATCAATATATCGCACACTTTGGGCGATTCCATCAACTTTTGTCATTGAGGTGGTTGATCCTAATTTCTCAAATAAATAGGTGCTTGTTTGTAATTCTGTAGAAGCCTGAATCTTGAAAGAGATTTTAGTTCCTTTAGGCCCCAAAAGATTACTATTCGGGCTGTTAGTATTCATTTGTTCAACATATCCCGGATCACTTGCCAAAGAAAAATAATAACTTGCAATGTTATCATCATCAATAAAAGACACTCTTGCTGCCCCTCCATCACGTTCACTAGTGACAACACTTCCCAACCTATTATCCATCTCTACAATATATTGAGTTTCTAGGAGATCTGCATCAATTGCAGACGTTGCAGCAATTTCGTTGGTATTGAGTCCCTGATCGGCTCGAATAAAATTTTCACCTTTCGATGGTTCAAACCCGTTTAAAATCCCTTTCCTCAATTCATAGGCCGCTGGTGTATTATTTGCTTGTATTAAAAATCCTGCGCCGGAAGTGTCACCCACTGTTGTTGAATCACAACACACTGTATGTATCTCCGAAGAACCCGATGGTGCAGCTGGGGATTCGGCCGTATTCTGCAAAATAACCGGCATATACAACAGATTTGTGCGAGGGATTGAAAGAAGCTTAGATTTCATTGTGGAAGTATTGTTAGTAAATGCTTCCAAGACTGGCGTTTGAAGAATTTCTAAATCATAATATGCACTTCCGCTTGGGTGATTTTTATTGTAAGAAGCATAATCAATTTCATCGTCTCCAAGTGCAAATTTTGTAATCTTAAAAGATCCATTTCCCTGTGCTAATCGATAACGGCCCGCATCTGTTAAGACCGCATCCAAAATAATGTCACCACTATTGTCTAAAAATGCCATAAGTTTCTCCCGTCTTCCAATAAATAGTTTGTTTTTTTAGTTCTAGCATAAATTATTGTTGTCCTCAATATCCAGTTTTGTATGGGTTTTTGTGAATTTGATATTCAAATCAATCCTTTTTCCAGTTTTTCTAGAAATTACTCTAATTTTCATTGCCTTGTTCCATAATGTTTCGTCAGCTGTTCCAAGTTGAATCCAAGTTCCATCTTCTCCCAAACGGGTTAAACAATCTGTATCATCTACAATCTTTTCACCCTTTTCATTTTTCAAGCCAGAAGTCTGCTCGTTAATAACTCTTTGAGCCAAAGCGGGTTTAATGTAAATATACTTAGTAAATTTTTTAGCCGCTTTCATTGGGGGTTGCGGATTTTCTTCTAAATAATATACATCGCGCAACAAAAAGGGTGCAAAGCCATCATAAACCATCTCTAATTCATAAACTGGCGATGGATTAGAAAAATGCCCATGATTGTCCAAAGTTCTAAAGATATAATAATACTTTTTGTTCGGCTGAATTGTCTTATCAATCCACTCTCCGCTTGTCGAAAGTTTGCACCGTTCTTTAAGATTTACACCAGTATCAATATGAGCAATCTTAGAGCCTCTAAAATCTGAATATTTTGTTGGCTTCTTATCAATTCTGAACGCTTCAAAATAACGTGGATGATCATCGCTCTTGAAACGAATTGGTTGAATATCGCTTACTTCTTGAGCTAATCGAATAGAGTTAATAATATCTTCATCTCCATCCTGAATCATTATGGGTTTTAAATCATATTCTCCCGCGTTTCCTGTGAGCCAAAACACTATTTCATCTCTCACATCTTTATAAGTGATAACATCCACATCCGGCCAAACTGGTGGATCGTCCATCATAATGATTTCTTTTTGATAATATGGAACCTTAATCATTTTCACTGATGGTTCTGATATAACACAAACGCGGGATTGTGTGCGAGCAATCAAATCGTAATTAGAAACAAGTTGTTCGTTCACATCATAGGGACTGGGAGAATCATCAAGAACATACCAGTATTTTGTTCCAAATACCATTTCCATGGCATAAATTCTATAAATGTATTTCTTACCATATTTAACCTGAGTGTCAGTGAAATGGTGTTCATTTAATTTTGTGGAATTAGGAAAATAAAAATTTTGTATAGGTTCAGAACCCACAAGAGAACCATCTAGATTGGCTTCCCATTTTTCTACGTGATAAAATACAGTTTCATGATGCGCCAGTTTAGGGGCAGATACTGGATCTCCGCGATTAAACTCTCCCCCAACAACATCTTTCCAAGAGCGGGTCTTTATATTTTTAAGGCCATTTAATTTTGTTGTAAAAATTCTTAACATTAAATTCCTCATTATGGTTGTGAGGGGGTTGTTGTTGTTTATAGCTTCTTCTACTTCTTGGTCAAACTTGCCCAAAAAGACTCCTTTTTCAATTTTACCATAAGGGTGTGTAACACCAACTCGATTTATCCACTGCGCGAGATCCCAAGTTTCTAAACTACCTGAATCAACTGTTTGCGGAGCTTTGTTTTTATAAGGCTTAAAAGCAACTTTTGTATAATTCTGGTCTGATTTAAACGGTAAATCATCGGAGGCCAAAAAATTAAATCCCATATTCTTTGAAGTTCCCCAATATCCGTCCACATAATCTTTTATGAACATCGCCCCCATCTCTGTATCTTCAAAAAGTTTAACAACTTCAGATTGAGAAGTGTCGGAAGTGGAAAAATTAATTTCACAATACATTGGAAATCTGTTCGCAATTGGATTAAGTGAAGAAAACATTTCAATGTTCGACATGGGAACAATTTGATGTTTAAATCTTTCGGCTAAAGTTGGTTTTGCTGTCCCAGCAACAGAGCGTTCAAAACTAGAAAAATCTGTATTAACAAAGGGAATATTCTCTGATGGCCCAACTTGTGGAACAATCAACCTTGATGCATATTGAGCGTATGCATAAGCATATTTGTCAAAATATTGTCCTTTACTAATATCAGCTTCAACTGTTTGAGATCTAGCCCCAGCGTTATAAGTAACATCCGTTGCAACCCGCGCCTCTTTAATAGCATTATCTAAGGTTATGTGTTTTTCGAAAACAGTGTCTACAGTTGCTGGATCTATATTTCCATTTGGATCCCGCTCGATTTTACTATCATCACCCATTACACTTAGAAACGAATATAGACTTGGCAACATACTTTCTGGCGGTTCTTTGTTTGGATCCTCTTGTGTTAAAATAGATTCATAAGACTGAACATAAAAATTATAAACTGGTTTAATTTCAGCCTCTTTAACGGCTACAGAACCATAAAAATTGTCTTCAATATTTTTTTTGTTAATAGGGGCTTCATAATAAAATACACAATCTTCAAATTTTATTGGTTCACCACCATCACGAAGCTTTGGAAATGTTGAAACAATATTATCATTAGTTAAGTTTTGTTCAATCGTGGGAAGTCTTGGTGCTGCATCATCATCAAGCACTTCCAACCATTTGTCTAGAGGGTATTGAATTTCTGGATTGCCGCAAGCAGCTATATCTGCCTCATTATAATTAATTGTTACTTTTTCTGTTTTAGGAAAAGTGTTGGATGTATCTGAAGTGTAAGGTAAACCGAATCCACTTGCTGTCCTGTTGCTTATTTCAATGGCTCCGCCCCCAACAAATGACACTGCGCCCCGACCCGCTTTATTCCAAATTCTATTCATACGATAACGCATAAAGTCAATTGGGCCTGGAGTCTCATATTCAAAAAATGGCTTATCTATTGGCGCATTACTTCCGAATGAAGTTTCACTATAAACCCCAACTTTTCGAGGTTGTGGGTGCGAGATTGTTGTCCCGCCTTGAGAATTTCTAGGTGCCACTATAGCCACCTCCTCCCTTTCCTCGACCAGGCTTCATTAAGCCCACATCACGTCCAGGTTGTTTGGTTGTGGTTGGGCCTGTCATTCCTTGAACTTCTGCCGGTGGTCTACCAGGATCAAATGGTGGCTTAGACAAATTTGGTTTTACCATAAGGTTGGACATAATGTCGTCTACATCCCAGTTGGATGTAACTGCATCAAGCATGGGGCCGGTGGGAACAACACCTGGAATATCTTCGGCACTCGTGGTGGGGTCTAAAGTTGAAGTCGTAGTCAAATCTGGTCCCCGTGCCGTTGTTGGACCTTTGGGTTTAATATTTGGTGGCGATAAAACGGGTTTGCGAGGACTTTCTTCTGTTCCACCACCACCAGTATTTAAAATAAAATATTCATCATATGTGGGCAAATCTGAACCCGGGTGTCTTTTTATTTTAAGTGTTCCGTTTTCCCACGGTCTTATTCTACATAAAAGATTTTTATGACTCATAGTATTATATGCCGCTCGGTTTAATGTTTTCCACACTGGCAAACCTGTTGAAAACTCTTCATTATTGCCATATTTTGTTTTTTCATAATGATCCAAATATTGAATTTCTCCGATTGTTTCAAATAATATACGTGCCTTTGGACTTAAGTGTGCGTTTTCAAAAGGCTCTTTATCTAAGAAATCTGACATCGCGGTTCTTAATGACCCACCGCCAACACCTGGAACTTGTCCGCCCATAGACGAATGACTAATCAATGCTTTAACTGGGTTCGGCAAATTATTAATCACGTCAACCGGCTCGGCCTTATAAAAACCATTTGGATTAGTTGGACTATAATAGTCTACGCTCTTTTGACTTGAACCTTCTGGTAATTGAACGCCTGCACGATTTCCGTCGCTTACAACTCCATTAGAAATCAAATCCCAAAAAATATTAAACGCTTTTCGATTTTCTCCCGTTTGTGCGTTAGAACCTTTTGTATAATCTTCATTTGGTGTAGAGCTAAAATCCGAAACAGGAATATCACCAGGGTCAACAAAATCTGTTTGGGGTGACGGGCTTGGGACCGCAGTAAGATTATAATTGTATGAAAGAAAATCTGCCACTTTTTCTTGCAAAGAATCTGTAGAAAGAAACGAAGTGGCGCGTGTCCACGCAGTTATTGAGGACGCCATTGAGTTCATAAATGTGCGACTATCAAAATGTGGCATATGAAGTTCGTTATGACCAACTAGAGGTAATGACGTACCTTCTGAATAAACAACGGCTGGCGTCAAATATGAAAAATCAGTCACTTGTAATCGATCATCGGGAGTTATGTTTGCAAACCCACTCATATCAAGATGGGCATTTTCGCTGGTAAATATTTTTAATAATTCTTTTCGAATAATGTGTTTAAAGGTTGTATCTCCAATCATACGAATTCCTGAAGATTCTGGAATGCGAGGGAAACCCGTATAATCTGCGCCCAAAAAATCAAATCCCGTGTCGGTCGGCATATTTCCATCATAATAATCTGAAAAAGTATGATCAATTTTAAAAATCTTAGCGCTTGGTTTGCCACCACTTTCAACATCTATTTGAAAAGTCGTGGAAGATTGGCCAGTTGCGTTTACACTATCTTCAACTTTTGGAAATTTGGACGGTTTTTCTTTCTGAATTCCAATCGCCCGGTCCATAAAAGATAATAAATTTTCATAAAGATTTATAAGAACCATACAACCTTGAGGATTTCCTGAAGTGGGGCTAATAAATTCATTCAACATTTTTACCCACCCTTTGCCTTGTTTGACTGACACAGGCGTAAACATTTTTAACACATCAATATATTGTTCTGCGGCCTGATATGGCGGATTATTTCCATTCTCACTTATTGCAAAAGCTTGCGTAAATCGATTAGTGGTTGGATTAAAATATGCTTCTTGGGGTGAACCAGTGGCAAACTTATTTCCTGTTTGCGTACCTGCATTATAATATTTTTTGAGGCCTCCTAACTCCAACATCAATTCAGATCTCTTTTCAATTAAAAGATCAACAATATTATCTTGTATTTCTAACTCAACCATATATTGGTAATAGCCGTCAGTTTGTTCTGAGATGCGTCCGTCTGTACCACTGTAATATAAAATGCCCCCCCCCGTCTTGTCTTCAATGCCACTCAATTGACGAATTGACGAAGCTCCGTCCATCGACGCGCCTCCTGAACCTTGAAAAGTATATTCGTTCCCATTCCAAGTCTCGCCCGCATTTATTATCAACTCTTCAGATGGGTCATAAGATACCTTTTTTGATTCTCCCGTTAATGTTACTGTTCTGCTTATTCCTAATGTTTTGCCCAAATTAGCAGTTGCAGTAAATAATGGAGGTAATGAGCGCTGATTTCTCAACAAACCATTATCAAACTTTTTCAACTTAGGGGTTGGCTCAAACTTGTGATCTCCCGGAAAATAATATGGACTTGTCCCAACTTCTGAACTTCCTACAACACGCTTTCTATATATTTTCATCGAAAGAATACGAACCCTTAACAACGCTTCTTTTAGCCACCAAGGATTAGTGGTTGATTCTGCTACAAAAAGTTTTGAATAGGGAGTATTTTCTCTCACCAATTTCCTCAAGTCAAGTCCAAAGAAAAATCTGCAATTATTGTCTTGATCTCGTGATAGATGAATATCAGTAAAATAAGAAAATTTTGTATCCTTTATAATATTTCTTCGATTGTTATTAACTGCGCGTAAGAGATCATTCTCCAACATACTAAAATTAAGCTCTAATTTATCAAGTCTTTCCTTAATTCTAAAATCTTGAATTTTTGAATTTGTAACAGTTTGTCTAAAAAGATAAGGTTGTTCACCTCTTGTTGCGTTTGGGTCGTGTGATTCACCACCCATATATCCTGTATATCCCCCCATTGTACCGTAGTGATAGGGTCCAGTCCACAATTTATCAGTTTTAGTTAAACCTGCATCAGTTTTTTCACCTTCAAAAAAAACAAAACCATCCAAGACTAATTCACTATTTCTAAAAACTAAATCTGAATTCATTTTTCCAACTAGGGGAAAATCATATTCATCATCATTAAGAATTGAATTAGAATCAAACTGCCAGGATTCGGCTAAACTCTCTATATCAAAACTAGCCCACACAAAATAAGCTAAACTTTCAGGATTGGGTGGCAACTGAAAAGGAGGCGACCATTCTGATTCATTCGTATTTATTGTAAGACCCATACTTTTAATGGCATTCCCATTTCCATCAAATTCTGTTAATTGATTTGCTATTGGTTTGCCGTTATCAAAATTAGAAAGTGAAAATGACCACGCTGATGCCCCAGGACCAACATCAATAGAGCCCTCTACTCCATGTCTTGAGCCAGCCGCCATAGCCCTCGACCAAGTTTGTGTGGCTTCTGGTGTTGTGGTTTGGATAACATGAATCCTTATATAATTTTTTAAAGTGAGATTAGTAGGACCCAAAGTTCCAACAGAAAACCATTGAGATATATTTCCGGCACCCAACACATCCTTAACTGTAAGGACTAATTCGACTGTAAGATTTTCATTACCGGCTGTTTTCTTGCCTTCACCCTCATAATCAATATGAGGATTTATTTCATTGCGAGTAACACCGGCTTGATTTGAGAGAGTAATCTTACTAATATAAACAGTGGGCAAAAATTGTCCAACTGTTTGTTCTGGATTTATTACATAATTCGGCATTAGCAGTCCTTCAGATCATCTTCGCTTATATCTGTACTATAAATATTACGTGCATCAATTTCTGCTTTCTTATCGGCCTCATCACAATCCAAAAAGCGTGTTGAATAAATGCCCAGAGTCCGATCTGTCGCATGTTTGCATAAAATGTCCTTATCAATCTCATTGTCTATATCAATTTCAAGAAAATATTCCACATAACGAGAATCAAGATCGAAATCTCCCATTCCAGCTATATCAATCTCGTCCAAATAAGATTCTTTATCTAATAATATACCATCCTTAATTTTTGGAGGATACTTAACAAAATAGAGAGGAGTCATGACTTCGCGAGTTCCGCCTTTGCCATTGCAAACCTTTTCTTCTTCAATTTCATAAACTTCGATTTCGTAACCCTCTTTTTCAAATTCTATATTTTCTTCCCCAAAATCTAATAATATACCCTCTTTGTCTGCAAAAACATCAATGTATTCATTACCATAAACATCTGAATCTTTATCTTCAATAATTTCACCAGCAACTTCTTTTTTAATGGCTGTTTGATATAAAACATTTTCAACCGTAATTTGCGGAACGTGAATTGCACTTCCAGTTTCTTCTTTTGTCCAAGACGTTGTTTGAGCTGAACTGCTAATAGACCCTATTAAAAGATTAACATTCCAAGATGGGGCATATGTGGAATTAAGATCGGAGGTCCCAATCATACTTTGAAGAGCATATTGTTTATCTGTTATGGTTTCTGGAGGTCTTAAATCTAAATCTTCAAAATATCTTTTTTCCCATTCATATTCTGAACGAATTAATTTATTTGCTTTCCTTACTTGAGATTCTACACCTCGGAAATTATATTGACCTTCCAATTGTGGAGTGTCTGTTTTTATGCGTTTTTGTATGTCTTTTTGATCCTGTGGTCCATAGGCATAGTTGGAGTCATATAGGATGCCATCGTCGTAAAAAGCGTAATAAACTGGCTTAAATTTGCCATTGGAAAGCAAATATTTGCCATATGGTGTTAACTGAACATCGATTACCTGCTCTTGTTTGTTAAAAAATTTCATTAGCTAGTTCCTCCACCAGTATAACCCGGACCTCTTGCTATAGTCGCTGCCGTGGTTTGGCGTGCTGTTTGTCCTTGTCCTGCCGCAGGTTCAACTTCTTCAGCGGCTGTGGCTGGTCTCTTTTCGGTGGGTGCAGCCTCTTGTAGTGGTCCCGCTATTTGTGGTTCCCCAGCGTAACTTCCAATTGTTTCTACTTGCGCGAGTTCCACTAAAGAAAAATGGTCATAAGGCCAATTATAACTATATTCTAATCCCACTGGATTAATATAATTTGACTCTTTAAGCATTGATTGTATGCCGAAACCTCTCGTCTCAGTCTGCGGTGTCGTTGCCCAATAATTTATGTGTGCCTTTTTCTTTACCTTAAACACCATCCATCTTATATCTTCAGATGGTGGAAGTTTTTTGCCACCAAAAAATTCATTTATTCCTGTTGAGTGTGAAAAACTTGATTCATCTAATTCCGCTGTTGTTGAAATTTTTGGCATTAATCCTTGCCATATATCAACCAAATCTTGTCTATCAAGTTCATGTTCAAACTCTATCATATACATTGCAAATGGTTCAATTGTGATATTTTTCATAAAATCTAATTCAGGTGGAAGAATGTATTTATCCATTAATCCTCGCAATTTGCTAATAGAGGTATTTTTTTTGGGATTTTGAAAATTTCTTCTAGCTGCTGGTTTATGCACCCCAAGCGAGAAAAACCACTTACCCATAATTTGTTTCGACGTAGTTCTGGCCAAGTCTGAATTGCGCCCAAACTGTTTGGTGCTAAACGGTATTGCCACAACTGCTTCAGAAATTGTTTTTGTGTCCGCAATTTGTCCGATTTGTCGTGTTAAACTAGTTTCATCAATCGGCAATCGCGATGGCCCCCCTTCGAAAATCGAAGAGTCAATAGTTGCACCGGCCGCTGTAGTTGGTGCTTTTTGGAACCATTGTGTCATGTCTTCTACATCTTGTCGATTTAGAAATTCATTTGGTACTCGTTCAATTCCAAAAAAGATTCCCTTATTGTTTATAGGAACTTCGCCGTAGCCGCTCCACATTCCACGTCCATATCCTTGTTCTGGTGTTTGTGAAGATGAAAAATCTAAAACAGGAGTTTCCATGTGAGGTGAGATAACCCACCGATTTAAAGCTTGATCTGATGGATTTTCAACCTTTAAACCTTTGAGTTCCAAAGAAGCTGTAACATCCATCATTTGTTGAAATGCTGGAGAAGTTATATAGTTGGCCTTAACCATACCATATCTTGTCCAAGCTTCAGCTCGCGGGTCGTTGGCCCCCTTAAAACTCATAGTCATATTATTAAATATCCTTCTAAGATTGGGACCATTCCCAGCACCAGGATTTTGTTCATCTTCAACAGAGCCTGTATATATTAATCTTACTCGTGCTTTTCCGTAGAAATACGGGGGAGTTACAGGAGCAAAGGCTGGATCACCATCTCTAAATGCTTTAGCGCCCGAATACCATGCATTGTTAGTTGGCGATGCATTTGTCTGAAAGGCATACCATTTCGGACCAAAATATTTTCCGTTGTATGAGCCAGTTACTCCAGCACCACCCGCACCCCACACTGTACCATAATCCCCCACTAAACTTGCCGACACATAACCATTATAATAATCTTGAATCATGATTAATTCATTATTTGGAGCAGTATTTGTTTTTTCAATATAAACATCCATTACATAAACTTTACCTGCCAAAATTTTAACACTTCCTTGTGGCAATGATTCAATATATTGAAGGCTTTGATTTTTTAAGAAAAAATTTGGAATCTCGGCCAAATAATTATGCATTGCACTTCTATACAGATTAGTAACAGATTTTGGGGGTGGCCCAGAAGATGAAAATGTTGCAAACGGTATTCTACCGGGTTCCGACCCAATCAGTGCGGAATGATTTATATTATAATATGAAGGTGCATTAAATATTAATCTGTGTGAATCTTTTTCTGCTTGCCCTTCGGCAGCAGGCTTCCATGCTGGTGTATAATCTAGAGGATCCAATAAAGACTTAAAAGGAAACCGAGTGGTTGCTGTGCCTGTAATTTGCTGGTATCCCCACTCTCCATAGCCAATAGTATTTAATCCAATACTACCTGTAAAAACCGGCCAATCAACAGCAACCCCAGATTTAATTGTATTGTATAAAATTCCCGGCGCGAACCACGGCTGCAATAACGTTTGCAAAGCTAATTGTTGAGAGCCAGATTGAACCCTGGGATCAGCATTTGTTGGCACACCAGCCGACCACGTTAAAGCTCCACCAGTAACATATTGACCTAAAGCGCCGGAAAATAAACTAACCAATTGAGTTGATCGGTCAGATGGATAAAAACCCTTATATGGCAATAATTTTTTAACAGCGGTGCATTTTAAGGTAATTTGTTCTAGTTTATTGTTTTCTGCAAATGTTCCAAAATATTTTTGGAAATCTGAAAATGAATATTCTTTAAAAAAGTTTCTATCAAAATTTCGTATGTTTGTGTTTGATGGAGTTGCATCACCAACATCGGCACTTTGTGTGATATTGCCACCATTTAATAATAAAAACTTATCATTTTTTGCAAAAAAACTATCTTTTGTTTCTGTATAATATTCCATATTATCCGAAATTCGAAATTCTGGTAAAACTGTCCACGCTTTTGAAAGTCCTCGAATATCTTCAGCATAATCTTCATAAGAATCAAACCACGGATTTTTTCCAGAATCTCTCGCAGCTGTCCATTTCATTCCCTTACAAAATTCAGCAGAGGCTGTCTGTGGAGCATCTCCCGCGATATAGCCATATATATCACTACAAGCTGCTGCATTACAATATAATTCATATCCATAATATGGAAGCCAATAATAAAAAGCTGATGCGGACGGTTTGATATAAAAGTTATGACTCCATGCATTTTCTAATATTGATCCTGTTACTCCCCCACACAAACCGCCAAGTTTATAAATATTGATTGAATTAAGTTCGCCCGTATCTTGACCATTATTGTTCGCATAATTGGAAGAAGCAGACAAAGTGCCAACATCCAATCCAACTGCTGGGTCTGGTGAGCCACTCGGCGGATACCATACTAATGGTTCCTCCCCAAAACACCATACGCTTCTTGCTTGACCATCTTGATTTCCGCAAGAATTGGAAATTGTAGTTTGAAAACGAGCATACGCTTTTGCTGGGGCAATCGCGGCAGCTGGTCCGAGATCCGGAGCAACATACCTGTTTCGATTATAATCTGCATTTCTCCACAGTGTTCGCCTCTGATCCGGGTTGCGATCAATTCCATTGCTTCCCAAAGATAATGAAGCTGTTGGAGGAAACGCAGAATTTACTGAGGCAGTTTCTGCATATTTTGTTCTTCCGCGAGTTTCTGCAAGTCCTGTGTTGGCTCCGCGTGGATAAATAACTTCTGGATATATTAAGTTTTGGAATGCTGCCTGATAATCAGAAGCTCCTCTTAATTTATCATAAATTTGTATATCAGATTTATAATTTACTCCACCAAGATATTCAGCAATAGACAGTTCTCGTTGATTAAGGGGCAGCCATCTTTGGGTCCAAAGACATTTATTGTTTCCATAAGAATGCCTTAAGCTAATTTTAGGATTTTGAAGGCGACTTGTGAGCGCACGGTATTTAAAAGTAACTGGCGGCTCAACAAAGTTTTTAATATTGTTTGGTCCTGTCCGAGGATCAAAATAGGTTGCAGGCCTATTTGTTCCTGAACCATGAAGAACTGTCACAACTCCGCGTTTGGACCCAACAGAAAGGATATTATTATTCTTGTGATACCGCGCAATCGGTGTTTCGCCAGTTCTAATTTGTTTCCAAGTTGGATGTTGATATGGACCATTGCGATGAAGATTCAATGAATTGAGCACGGTTCCAGAATTAGCGGGCAATGAGGCAACTTGTCCGCGATAAGCCCCCAAACGAGCGTCCAATGGATAACCCAAAAGATTTGTTGAGGAAGTAAGAGGTTCATAAATTAATGAATTTAATCCCACAAAATCAGCACTAATTCCAAGTGCGCCTGTAACACTCGCACTAATAAATGGAATTGCCGATTGTGTTATTGAAGTTGTGCCAGATGGGACCGAAAACGGAACAATTCCACCCCAATCATGTGCGCCAATATGCCCCAACATATTACATGCAGATTTAGAAACTGACGAAGTTATCCACGCATATTGAAAATCGCTTTGAGGAATCGGGTGTTGAATATACCAATTATCATAATTTATGCTGCAAGTTGAAGCTCCATCCGCAGGAACTTTCCAAGGATTTCTATTAACCTTGTGATATGATGCAATCACACCATCATATGAATATGCATTAACTGTGTGTTCTGCTGGAGTTGTGCCATCTCCTGGGCTTCCTGTTGGATCAATTCCAAATTGTCCACAATGCTCTGTTAACCAACTATCTAATGCTTCACGTACAATCAGATTTCGATAATTTAATTCATTGTAAACAGAATATTCTTCTGCATTAACATCCATTGCACCACGAGGACTAACCTCGGGTCCACCAGGAGCATTAAATCTTTCAACAAAAATAGATTTATTTGTGCCCGTTAAATCAAATCTTGGAAGAGCATAATCAATTGCACCACTAAAAATGCCAGTGTCAGATGATGTGGGAGAGAAACCACCATTCTTTACAAAAAACCTATTATTTAATCTGCGACCAGATGTTTGAAGAATTTGATAACCAGTGGTATAATTGCCCACAACTGCCGACGATGTTCCCCATTTAATATTACGAATGTTTAGTGGTCGTTTTGCGTATTCATCGCGAATCATTGTTGCACGAGGTTGATCAACACCTCTTTGAGAAATGGTTAAAACATTAGATGCAAATGATAAATCCCACGCTTCGGGCCTGGTGTCGGTCGTGTCAGTCGATGCTGAATTAATATTTATATGACGATGCTGTCTTCCTCCAACATGCGCGTCAGTAAACGGACCTTGAACTGGAACTCCTTTATCATCTCCATAAACATCATCATGATAATTGTCAACTTCTGTTTTAGCTCTAAAATTTGTTGAAACATCGGCCACATAACCAGTTGTAACAGAGGAACTATACAAACTAAATGGGGCAAATATCTCACTTTTGCCGCTTGTATAACCATAAGGGTTTGTAGAATTAGCAACTTTAGCTTCTAATCGATCTTTAGAATTGGGAATAATGACATCATCACAGCCAATTTCAGCAGGAATGCTGGAAGCAGCAATATCTAATTGTTCGGATGAACCAAACTTAAGTGCTTCGTGAGTATATTCCACTGTTTTGGCTCTTGGAAAATTAGAACCGCCATGAATTTCTAAAGACTCATCAACAGCCAATCTATAAATCTTTGTAAAATTCCTTAAAGCATATGCTTGGCCTTCATAAGTTGTTGTAGTTGCGGTTGAGTTTCTTGAAACCGCCAAAGTTGGTCCACTTCCACTACGGAAATCATCCGATAATCGAACATCGTCACGTTGACTATCGACGGTTGAATCGCCAGAAGTAATATTAGAGTTGTCTCTATTGGCACGTCGCAGCCACCATTCGCAATTTGATCCAGTAGCAGTTGTAGGAATTGGCGCAATTCCACGCTTTCCTGAATAAAGCATTTCATTGATACCAAAAACACCAGCTTCTGGATCAGACTGCTTCATCTCCAAAGTAGGAAATTTAGACCAATATTTATTTCTTTCAAGAACGTGACTTTCAACCATAGTTCGCAAGTTTTCAGAAAAACGTGCAGAACCAGGCACAAGTTGTTGCAACATCACAGACAACGCCGAGTCTAACCATTTAAAATATTCAACAAATTTGTCGAGATCAATTGTGTTTTGAACTCTTTCAAAATAAAGTTGACGCAACTTTTGCATACTTTTATATTCTTGGCGATAACGATTGACTGGCTCACCAATAAGATTATTAAAATCAACAATCGTTCCAAAAATATCGAGCATTTCTTTAGTGATAATATTATACATGCTCTTTTCAAAAGCAAAATAATATTGTTCAGGTCGAGAATCTTTAACAAATATACTATTTTTATCCTCATCAATGAGGGAAATCATATCTGTACTGTTAATAACTTCTGGTGGTTGCTGCAATAAAGTATGCACGTATCGCTCGTCAACAGAACTGCTAGCATTTGCGCCAAAACCAAAACCATAGCCAGTATGTTGATATTGACCGATTGGGCCGAGCCAACCCCATCTTCCCGTATAATCGTTAGAACCAGAAGAAGCGATTGAAGTATCTTGAACTGTGAAATTCCCGCCAGAATCAGATGCAGAAACAGTAGCGAAATCCCAATTTAAAATCAAGGTTTCTAGTTGAGGAATTGATTTAACAGCTTTGCTTCCAAGATTTGCGCCTTGTTCAGTAATGTAGGCGTCTCTATAAGGTTGAGCAGAGCCAAAATTTGTAACATCTTTTGCATGAGCTTGAAGAACGCTGCTTGTAAGATAGTCCATCCATACTCGCAAAGATGAAGCCTTAATATTACTTTGTTGCAGAACTGTTCCAGTTGTGTTTGTTCTGTGAGCGCCAACAAAAAATCTTTTATTTGCCTTTAAGAAATTTTGAGCGTCTGATGCTGCCATAGATGCCGTAACAGCGAAACTATTATTTAAAACATCAAGAACATAATTATAACCTGAAAACTCAACGTCGTATTGACCATTATCACTTCCAGACACGCCAGCCGCCAATGGATATTTTTTGGGTTTAATTCGAACTGCAAAATTCCATCGAGTTCCATCATAAACATCTTGAAAAACAGAACTGGTAAGTTTGGGAATAACTCCAAGTCCATCATTACTGCAAGTTAATTGAAAAAAGGCAGCCTTTCTTCTAATGTCAGTACGAACTGATTGAACTTGAAATTGTCCTGCATCTCCCGCAGAATTGTAAGTTCCCCATGTTGTACCAGGAGATCCAGAAGTGTGGCAACCAAAAATAGAAGCAGTTACAAAATTAGAGGTAAAATAAACCTCTGTTCCTTTTTCTTTGTCTTTGGGGAAAAACGATTCTAATTCATAAGTGTTTCCACGATATTGAACTTCTGCGCTTGAGCTAATATAGCCGCGACTATATGAATTTCCGCTAGCCGTTTGCTGAAGAACAACAGCGTTTGTATTTGAGGAGCTGTGAAAATTGGCATACTTCTTTCGTATTGTGTTCTTCTCATAATTGTCTTGTAATTTGTATGTAACCTGATCACCATACAGACGAATATTAATCAATTCACTATCAACACCAAAACATCTTATGAGATTTCTAAAGGACTTCATTGTGCCCTTTGTTTTATAAACATAAACTAAATTGTTATAAACATTCTGATATATTAAGTTTTTAAGCTCATTAACTTTTTGGGTGAAAAGTTTTTTATTATTGCGAGCATCCAAATATTCTAAATCAGAGGCTTTTGTAAAGATTTCAGATGTTAAAAATCCTGAAGAATCAATAAATCTATTAGCAAATGGAAATGGCTTATCGCTTCCGCTGATATAATCTTTATTTTTAAGCGAAGTAACAGCTTGAGTTTGCAAATAAAGAGTGTCAAAATAACTTGACATTATTTGAGTTAAGTTTTTTAAAGTGCCATTAGCATCATTTTGGTCCTCTGAGGTTATCCATTGTGGCAAAGAATCAAACATTGAAGAATTGTTGGTCGCATCATATAATTTACCAACATTCTTTTTATCGTTTAGAGAACTAGAAACTAGCGGATGAGTTGAATATAAAATGGGGTCTGCAAACTCAGAACTGGCAACAGAAGCAGACACGATAGCAGATCCTGTATTACGCGAGGTAATCGTATATCCATTCCATTCACCATTAGTAACACGGCCAGCATAATCAATTACAACAGCATCTTTACTATTAACGCTGGAAGTATTAATAATTCCTTCATTAAATTTATAATAGACCCCTAAATCGGCAGGATTTTCATAACTATATTTAGTTGAGGCAGAAGTGGCTAATGTAAGATCAGTGTTTGTTCCTCCACCGACTTGAGTAAACCAATGTTGCCCAATTTGAGTTGCTGTTCGTCTTGTTTTCCAAAATCTAAATTCATCGAGAGAGCCTGATAATTTACCATAACCTTGAACTTCGGAGCCACCAGACACCGGAGCAATAAGAGAGCCAATTTGACCCAACATCGAGCCGGTTACAGTTCCAATCGTTGTTCCACCAGTGTATGTGTATGTAAGTGCGCCGTTTGTATAAAGGCGACCAACCATTTGACTGCCAGTATTTGCAAATGTAAGGGCGAAATGATTCCACGAACCAGTTAAGGTGCTTCCACTTAAAATAACAACTGGTGGTTCAGTGTCCGCCGCGCCCTGCCAAGAAAAACCAGCACTTCCTGATAATAATTCTACTTGAAAGTTTGGATTAAGAACATTGCCTTCTGTTCCAGATATTTCTACTCTAAATCGCCCATATCCTGTTGTCCCAAAAGTTCCACTATTCCACACATCAAGAATAACCTGTCGTCTTGATTCAGAAGCTTTATCAAATCCTGGTTTATTAAGCCAAAACTCAACTGATACGCCTCCGCTTCCTTCTAATTCAAGATTAGATAAACCTTGGCTAGCAGTGTTATAAACATTTAGGTTATCAAACTGCAAAGTAAGTTCTGGGTTTGTAGTTGAATTTAAAGAGTAACTTGTGTTATGCCCCTTGAAATAAATCCATTCGTTTTTTGTAGCAGAGTCATATCCTTGAGATTGTTGAGCGCTGAAAGCATACGATTGTCCAAAATTAATATAACCAGTCGTGCGAGGATATTCATTTTCAAAAATATATCGATCAAGATAAGTTCCCGAAAGGCTCCAGTTAATTTTTTCTTTTAATGAACCATCATAGGGATATTCATTTAAAACATAGTTGTAAGCATCTTCATAATATTTCTCTGCGGAACCATATATAGCAAAATTTGAAGCAGACGAAAAATCAACATGAGGAAGAAACCTCTTTTTGTCTTTAATGTTTGATTTAAGATAATCTGGAGATTCAACTGCTGAACCTACTGAACGCTGAGTGGCGTTTTCTAAGAGTTTATCAGATTTTTTTCCGCTAAAAAGATCTTTAATATTAGACATAATTTCACTCTATTACTCGAAATTTAAAAGTCTCAGGTTGTTCTTGGTAAGCGCCATTTATATAATACACGAACTTGATTCCATAAGCATAACCAGTTTCAAGCATTTTCATATCTAAATCAAAATAACTTCCGGTAACATCATATGAAAGTCTCGTGTGGTTTAAACTCCCAGTTCCATATGAAATAACATCCTTTTCATCAATCATCCTAAAAATTTTAAAATACGCATCTTCAACAATATCATTTGAAATTGCCTTAGAAGCTACTGTGTAAATAGTTGGACTCCAATCTTTTAATCGAGTAAAGAGTCGGAACCGAGTTGTTCCATCATTATAGTATTCAGGCTCTAAATTAGTAATAGTAGTGACATATCGGGGGATAGAAAAAATATTAGAAGAATTAAACTTCTTTGGTATAAACGATCCCGTATGATAAATTTTTACACCGGCCGTTGTTATGGCAGAACCTGATGAGCCAGAAAACCACCTATCATAAGCAAAACTGGCTGTTGTGTCGAGAGCAAAAGAAGCGCTATAAATTCCTGTAGCCACATAACCACCAGTGATTGGGTTATTGGGCGCAGCAGAAATTAATTCACCGGACGCGCCAGAAGTGTAAACATTAACATATATTGGACCCGTCCCAACATTTGCAAGATTTGTGGGTTGTCCTCTCACATAATTGTAAAGGTAAAGCGTGTTTAAATTGTCCGCAGCGCTCAAATTAGAGCTGGAAACATAAAAACTTCCACGCTGATCCTTTCTGGTTGAGTTCCATCGGGCCTCAATAACTGGTCGAGAAAAGAAATATTCACTACTTCGTGCTGAAAACTTCTTTGTGTAATAAGATCGAGAGCCAGTTTCTTGGCTTTGTGTAAGCATAATACCCACACCATAATTGGAATAATCTCCTGCAATCCATTTTTCAACTAATCCAGTAATCTTAACTTCTAAATCTCCGGTTCCTTTTTCGCCAAAAGTCTGCTTATAATTAAATTCGTCATAAGTAGAGGTGGGAGACCCATTCCAAGAAGCACTCAAATAGCTTCCACCCTCTAATGTGGTGCTATCAACGTTGGTCCAAACGGTGTTTGCAGCCGCATTTATCCAGTTGGATCCTGTGCCACCATAAGTATAGTCCGAATAATTATCCAAATCTAGTCCATCACCTTCCTGCCACGACTGAGAAACTGGGGTAACAACTAAAGTAAAGTTACGAGGAAGGGTTTGGGAGTGTTTTACATTGTAAAATCTAAGATAAAAATCAACACTTCCGCTTGCTGGGATTGTTCCAGCAGATCTATCAGATTGAATAGTTACTGTGGCATCAGCCGTGACCACTGGAAATTGCGCCAAAACACGGCTTAATTCATATGAAGAGGAGCTTTTTTGAGCATAAATGGAGAAGATCTCTAACGAATCTGCTAAACCAATATTACTGCCCGTTCCGCGAGTTGTTAAATCCGCTTGATAGGCATTTGTAATTGTATTATCATAGATTGCGGTATATCTTTTAATACTCATTACTTAATCGTTCCTTTAATATCTGTGTCGGGATATTTGATTTCAAAAATAACATTTTTAGGACAGTCTATGTAGCTTCCATCCGCCGAATAAAGCATATTAATATCTATAGGTTGAGTTGAATAATTGGTTCCAGATTTCTGAACAATATTTACCCGCGTAACATCAATGATTCCCTTCATTTTGTTAAGTTGGCTATAGATGTCGGACACATAAAATGGTTGCCCAATCTCAAATTTTCTGTTATAATAACCACTCAATTGTGAAATTGCATCGCTTAAAACATCAAATTTGTTTGAATCTAATCCGGCAATTGCTGTAAATTCAATTCCTATATTAACAATTTTGGTATCCAAAATATCAACGGTATCACTAATCATTTTACCCTGATTTAGCCATTGTTTTAAATTTTCTTTGATTGCGGGATTTGATTTTACTAAGGTTCCATCTTCAGCTTCAGAAATAACATATAAATTAAGGTTTCTGCGTAGCGAACTTGAGTCTCGGACGATGTTTACGCGCTTTACACCACCATATTGAGGAGGCATTGCATAACACAGGCTTCTATAATCTTCCGCCGTTACTGCACGATTTTGCGCAGAAAACACATTATAGATTCTCTTTTTCAATTCCTCTGTCGTTGGAAGCATTACATCTCCTGTAATTGGTTCCTCATTGTTTACTTCCAGTGAACCAACAACGGTTCCCAACGTGGTTGAATTTAGTGTTGCAAGCTCTTTAAAGTCCCAAAGTGGAGCATCTACATTCGTTAATGCATTTGCAGAAACATTAACATTATCGGCATCATTTACACGATATGTAACTGTTAATGTCGTATTCGATGGAGCAACACCGAACTTATCTGTTTTCAAAAAATTACCCGGATCAATAGTTGCGTCAGAAACATAGTCTTTTCCATGAACTTTCATTACCACTTTACTTGGGTCAACTAAAGAATCGGTGGCAAGTGTGGTGTTTGTCGTTCCAAAACCAAATTGAAGAAAAACATCTGTTTGAGTTCTTTCTGTAACAAAACGCCGAGGAACAACAAATGGTCTTAATGTATTTTGAGTAACAGAACTATTATCTCCTCGGTTCAATGTAGATTTATAAATGGTGTCTTGTGATAAATAATCCACCTCAAAATACTCATTGCCCTCTGAATCTACCACAGAGACAATTTCAGTAACATTGGTTCCATTTAATTTAAGTTTGAGAAATTTCTGAAACTTGCCAACTACGACCTCTTCTCGATTTATTTTGCCAGAAACCACTTGACCTTTACCCCTAATTGCAAAACTTGTGGGGGTTCCATTGTCGCTATTTACTTCAGCAATTACAATTTCATTAGCTGGATTAGAAAAATTAATGTCTTCATTTAGTGTAAAACCAATACCATCAATGGAAGAAAGCGCCGCCCCCCTCTTTAAAATAGGAATATAATCGGTGTTTGGGCCAGCCCCAACTGAAGCTGCGGGTACAATGATGTAAAATGTGGCTTCGCCCGCAGATGCAGCGCTAGGATTAAATTTATAACCCATTTGTCGCCCCAATTTGATGATATTCTCATACTCAATGGCAGTGTCGAGGAAAGACTCGTTAACGCTGTAGTCCAAATAAAACGATAAAATATCACCAATATAGGCGGTTGTATCGACCATCAACGAACCAAAACCTGACTCGCTGAAATCTTTAAAGCTGTTGGGGTAATAGCGTTTTGCGTAATCTAATAAATCTTCACGAATAGAATTAAAATCGCGTGATGTATAATCAATAAGTGGATATTGTTTTTTTGAGCCCAATCGAAGTTCCTCTCTTTATCAAATAATTAGTCAATGGGCAAAGTTAGTTCTAATTTGTCTACATCGTCTAAAGGTACTATTGTGTATTCAACAGCAACACCAAGAAAATTTGGATCTAAAGCCGGATTTGAAGCAAAAGTGTTAAAAACAACATCGTTAATGGTTACATAAGAAAGATATTTTTCTACTTGTTGACGAATTCTGCCAGCGATTCGTCCATGAAGGCCTGGATTATCCAACTCGAATAAATATCTTTTTAATCCCACCCCAAAATCATCATCCATAACTCTTTCACCAGGAATAGTAAATAATAAATTTTTAAGATTTTGTTTAACCAGATCTTTATAATCTGTGATAAGAGCAATTCCGTTTATACCGTCTATAAAAAGCGGAAGTTTTGGTGTTATACCTGCCATTACTTATATCCTCCATTATATTTCGCCTGGCTCCAATGGAGGCATTCCAACATCAATATCACAATCCTCATCATTTGGGCCTCCCATTTCTGCTCCAGGTCCAGAACCTTTACTAAGTAGTTTGTCCAACCAATCTGCCGGTGGCATTGAGTTTAACCAATTTGGTTCTGGCCTCCAATCCATACCCCAATAAGCCAAACCAAATGGAGTAATTGGAATTCCAGGCCAGATCATTGGCAATAATGTGATGGGTAAAAGTGCCAATGAAATAAACATAATTTGAGGCTCTGGAATAAAGTTTTCATTAATCGGTTCAAGCCAAGCATCTGGTGGTTTTTGGGGAGATCCAGGTGCTCCTGGTCCACAATCTTCCTCGCCTTCGGGTGCCTGTTGAGTTTGATTGGCCATTATCTGAGCCTGAGCGATTATTTGATTTATTAAATGAATTGCATCTCGAATTTGTTTTGATACCGCAATATTTGTATCAGTCGCCTCCACAAATCCCTTAAAAATCAACACAGATGTCTTCAAAATCATAATGCCGATAGTCGCCGCCAATCCGCCCCAAAGATGACCATTCATTGCTCCTAATTGTAAATCTAAATTACTCGGACCACAATCAGTAGATGGATAATTCCCACTATTATAAATGCCAAAGAACAAATCTTTTAAGCGGAATTTGGTTGGATCAAACAACTCACTAATTCCCTTATAAGAACGAAGATATTCCGAACCGTATATGTTATTGAGAGATAACATTCTGGGAAGTGGAAAAAGATACCTAAATAATGCTTGATATTCACTAGAAGCTTTTAATTGCTCTATAAGTGTTTGGTGCTTGAGTTTATATTGAAATTCAAAAAACGGCATTCCCCCATTCATACGAAGCGAGAGAGGCACTCTAGAATCAGCATGACCATTAACTACATCTCTCATTCGAGTGTCTAAATCAACTGGAACTTCCGAACACACTAGTGGAATTACGTTGGCGACTTCTTCAAATGGAGCGTTATCTGTATTGGATACAAAAAAAGCTTTCTGGTAAAGAGCACCATCAACAGTATTTGAGGCTTCTCTGGCAATTTTACCAAACGGTAAACCTTGATTAAATCCGCCCTGCGCAGCACCTCTATAAAACTGTACCGTCGGATCCAACTCGTGATTCCTCCAACAAGAGGTTGCTGCTCCCGGTGGCGCTGGAGCAGGCCCAAAAGGTTCAGCAAGAACAGGTTGAGGTGGCATGGGATTAACATAAGATATTCTTAATCCAACATGAACACTTTTGAAAAAATCTCCCAACACAAAATAATCTCGGTCAGGCGAAACACTTACTCCCAATTCTTGGGCTTTGGCCTCACCACACTCCATAAATCTTGCCAAATCTGTAATTAATGCTTTCGTTAATCTATTTGGAAGACAATCGGCAGAAAGATTTTGTTGATAATGAGACAAAACATTAGCAGGAATTTCTCCTTGAGAATTAAAACGAGTATTTATATATTCTTGAAATTTTTTAATATTAATAACCCCTTTTAAGAATTCGGTACGATCCACGTCTACATAATTGGAGTTTTTCCACTTTACCTCTTCAATTCCTCTTCTGAATTCTTGATCTCCTTGAAAATGTTGAGTAATTATTTCTTCTGCGGTATCGTTCGATGCAAGATTTGCATTCGTTTCATACGGCATTCCTTGATAATCTAATTCCTCTACTCGAATATAATACTCTTGAATAAAGTTGCCGTTCTCAAAACTTTTGCCAGGATTGGTCTCAGGTGGTGATTGGGCGCGAGATGTGCCACCAATTACAATTTCCTCGAAAAGAAGTTCTCGTCGAAGTTGTCGTCCTTCTTCAGCTTCCTTAAAGTGACGTATCATTATGGTCACATGATTTATCCACTCGTCATAAGTCCTGCTCAACTCACTCCAAAATGCCTCTGTTTCGTATAGATTTTTAGCTTCTTCCTTTTCCCAAACTAAAATCTTCTTAATAGACAATATATCAAAATCTAATAAACTTAAATAAGGCATTCCGGTTTCAAGCAAATTAACTGCTCGTTGTAATAATCTATTCACCCACGGATTAGTGTCGGACCTGGGATTCTCTGGATAACCAGTTTGTGAATTAAACGATGTGGGTTGCAAATTAAAAAAGCTAAGATTTTTAAAATTGACGCCGACTGTTATGCCTGTATTCTCTTGTAATTCGAGTCGATCAGGATTACGAATGCCTAAACCTTCTATAAATCCTTCGGATTCTCTTCCGCGAACTATAGCACCCGACGTTCTACTATTATATCCGATGGTATTACTAGGACCCCCCCAACTTTCATTTTGCGTTTGTTTTGTTCCATCCCAATGATATCTATATCCCGGATCTATCAATTTAAAAGACAGGGGCGCACCCCGCCGCTTTGCCTGACCCTGGTTCGACCGATTTCCGGGCTGTGTATTTAAATACCACCCCTTCCAAGGTCCAATAACTTGATTTCCAATTGTAATCCAACGCAAACGACCGAAATCTTCAATGTCAGGTTCAGCATCAGCGGGAAGCCCAGCGAGCCTTCTCCAATCAAGATCAACATAATCAGCTGGGGCATCAGCACCAGGTTCGTCGGGATCGGCGTTTTTCCGACGCACTTGTTCCATAGACCTATACCACCTGTTACCCTGGAAGCCAAGATGAGCCGAGCCACGGTCGAATGCAGAATATTGGTAATTCAAAGGGCTGCCCCCATCGCCCTGGGCATTTGTGGTGAAACTGATAGAGGGGACTGAAACTGGCGTATCTATGCCAAAATCGTATTGGCCCGTGCCACGACCGAAATCAATCTCTTCTCCAAATGAATCTCGAATCCATTGAGGGGGTTCAACTCCCTCCCCACCCCATGCGCGTTTATCCCACACTTGCCCATGTTTAAAAGTCCACGATTTTTGTCCAGATTTTTGTGCTGTTATATCTTTTAAAATTTTACCTGGATAAAAAGAGAGAACATCAACCGCGCCACCAGAGTTTGTTCTGGTAAATGTTTTAATATAGTCATCTAATTCTGTTGCCTTGTCAGACCAATTTAAATCATCATGAAAACCAGCAGCAAGAAATCTTAAAAAGATTGCCATGCTTTTCTGTTCTCCTAAAGATATTCCGTAATTATATGCCTCATCGCTAGTTGAATCTGGAATATTTGGGTCGCCGCCAGGAATTGGATTTAACGCCAAAATTCCCTTATCTGTTGTCCATGAATTTGAGGAGTCTAAAAGCCCCGCCCCCCGCAAAATCTGACTTTCGCGAGATTTATAAGGACTGTTTAATCCTGTATTAGATTGTTTATTGGGAGATAATGCTTCAACTCCGGTTATATATTGCCAATCTTCTCCACCTTGCGTTAGGGGATAGCGGGGGGCCTCCTTAGACCAAATTTCAGCTTTCGAAACTGCATCTGTACCAAAATATTTTCTCATTAACATCCCAACTGGCAAATTCCTTAAAGTGGAAACCCTTTTTAAATCCTCCATCCATAAACCGGCGATTATTTCTTCCGAAAGAGTTCCATTAGATGCCAATACTAAAGCCTTATCGGCTGGAACCGGATTATTTGAACCACCATCACCGGCACTATAAGAATCATTTTCTAAGATCTGATTATTACCTGTGCCCCCATCACGAATGCCATTGAGTTCTCGCGGCACACTATATTCAGGAATCCATGCAGGCTCTTCTGCACTCTCCTTTTGCAGCAAATAAGAGTCTAGATCTGTTTTTCCAGCCGCCCCAACAACTTTTGACAAACGATTCGAAACACCAAAAATTTGGTATCTTATAAAATATTCTAACGCCACATCAAAATTTTTAGTTTCAGCTCGTGGAGGAGTTAAATTGGGTGCATTTCTATTATAAAGATCCAGTGTCTCAATTCTAAATTCACGTAAAAATGCTTTTTGTGCAACGTCTTTCTTAAGTAATTGCGCAATATACGACACCAACAAAGAATCAACAGAGTCGGGAGTGCTAAATCGAAACCAATAAAAACAATAAATGGACCTCAACATAACCTCCAAAACATATGTTCTGACTGTTAATAATACCGCCCCACTCAAATTTGCCTTTTCAAATGGATTATCTTTGTTTGTGCCCAATCCATCTACATTTGGAAAAGAAGCCTCGATACACTGAATTAATCCATATTCATCTTTAATTCTTTGCTTAATAATTTCAAAATCTAATAAACTGGCATTAATGTCACACTCTTGCCCTATTTTATTCATAGGTATTAAGTCTAAGGTACTTAATTTACTCAACTCCATTAATGGAGATTCTGCAATCATTTTAGTAAAACTACAATAATAATCTCTCCACAACCCATCGTAAGCGCTATACTTGATTTGATCTCCATATCTCTTATCGTAGAGATAATCTCCCAGAGATTCAGCATTGCCATCGCCAAGGAGGCCAACTCCTGCTCCTCTTAGTGAGAGCCCACCATCAGGTCGAATAACACTTGGTCCATTGGGCCATGCCTGATTATAATTCCAAGAAACAAATAATTGTTCTTGTGGAATGTGTTGAAGTGTTGGAGAATATATACAATTATGGAACGCCCGATAAATATTATCACTTAACGAATCTTCTTTAGTATCTCGATAAACGACAAATGGGGGAGCAGATCCAGCAGCAGTGGTCAATAGAATAGTAATACCATATTGATCTTTTGGACGATTTCCATTTCGTGCTTCATCTGCTAACGATACGGAGTAAGGAACAATATATTTTATATCATAAGAAGAACCGTGAAGGCTTTGAAAAGCCTCAACTATACCACTAATACTTTCTCTAGCAATTTGAGGATCTATTCCTTCTGGTAGAGAAGGTGCTGCGTCTATTGAAGGAATCACCTTGTTCGTAATAAGTTCCATAGCCACGTCTGTCATACCAGCAGTTTCAAAAAGATTATTATCCACTTTAAAATTATAATAATGGTAAGAATTGTCATTATCGGTTATATTAAAAAGTCCTTCATTAATGCACATTGTCTGATATGCCTTCTTTAAGCCAGGAGCAAATTTAGATGGTGCCCTTTCTTTAACAGTAATTGGAATGGGAGAATATCCATAAAGGTTGGTATACTCAGCTAATTTTTGGCCCCCACGATTTGTTGTATCATATTCTGATGCACGTCGTCTGCCTCGCGATGTTACATATTGTGCTGGCCCCGGCCGAATCTGAGATATTTCCCATTCATATTCTTGTTCTGCTGTTGGTTGCGTTTGACCAGTGCTCATTTGTCCCCCAACAAGTCGATCTCGTATTTCATCACCCGCTGGCCACGCCAAATCGGGATCATCCACCACACCATTTGCTTCTTCTTCTGTGTCTCTACCAACGAGAGGTTCGTTCATCCAGCGTATAATATTTTTTCCTGGTTGAGCCGCATCAGCAGGTAATGCACCAAAAGAATATCTTAAGTTTTGATCTTGGACCATGCTTACCCATTCTTGATTTAATTGGCGCTCTGAAGTTCCATCTGGATTTGTAACCCTTATTGTTCTCTTAATGGGACGTTCTACAATTGGTTGTTTCGTTAATATTGGTATAAGTCCTTCCAGATTTTCGTTAAATGCCATCGCAATACTATCATAAATTGTACTCAGAACTTTGTTCATCATAAAAATAAGCGATGGATGATCTTTTTCTACTAATCCCGGCTGAATTCCCCGATGAACTTCTTGTTTAGTTTCTTTGGAAATAAACTTTTTATTGTCATTGGGGTCAGTCATTACCCTTTCGGGTGGAATTATTTCACCTTGCTCATCTCGATAAACCATTTTGCAGAAAATAGCAGGAGTCGCATCACCCAGCAAATCCCCCTTTTCCAACATTTTTGCTAAATCTTCAAGGCGTTGCTGTTTACGAGCACGAGATTTATCAATTTGATCCTTAATTTGAGACGCTGACAATCCTTTGCCTGCCAATAAACTTTGACGCATGGCAGTATCATCAGCATCACATAAACATTTAACAGATTCGGGCATCGCATCCGTAACTTCTTTTACTGCGCCAAGAATTGATGATGGGCCAAACAGTTTCCCAAAATCTTCCCACATTTTTTGAACTTTTGGTCGCAAAGAATCCGAACCTTCACCCACATCTTGACCAACAAGAACAACTTTCAATCGTGGAAAATTATCTAATAAATTTGTAACAGCATCTAAAGCTTCTCGTCCTGTTGCGCAACCCAAAAGTAAGTTGCCCATTTCGCCCGGAGTCAAAACTTGCGATGAAGCATTTACATATTCAGACAAATCAGTCTTAGCGTTTTCAATTTTTTGTTGTATTTCTTCCTCAGAAGTTTCCGTTCGCACGCCGGGCGTATATTTTGAAGTTCCTGCTAGATCTAAACCAGCAGTTAATAATGGATTTTTGGCCCATCGTTCAGTTTCTCCAAGAACTTCTCTGCTTATTTGATTTGCTCCCGATTCTCTCATCATTGTGGAGCCAGCTTCGCCTACAGTTCCCACAATCATTGTCTTCAACAAAGAATCACCAATATTAAAGGCTCCAAAATTCATGCCATCAAATCGCGAACGACCTTCAGCTTCATTAGCCAATGCACATTCGTTGCACGCTTCCAACAATTGTTGAAGAAGTTCAACAAGCATTTGAATTAACATTCCTAAAACAGCCTCAAGAATGCCCATTAGGATTTTTAATCCTAAATCTTTCATATAATCTGCAATTGGAAAATCATCAGGAATAGATAAAGTTGGTATTGTTTTAGTGAGCAAATTGGCCACATTATCAAAAAAGCTTGCAGCTTGATTAAGATAAGCTTTTGCCATATTAAGATATTCAAACCCCTGAAAGCCAGAGCATTCTAGTGCGCCTTCGATTAAACTTTGAAGAGGAATCTTGTTTAAAACATTTTTAAAGATTCCTTTTGATAAATAATTGCCTGGATTTCGTGTCAAATAACCAGTTCCTAGCGTAATTCCATCAGTTATGGTTTGTAAGCTGCCAACAACAGTATCTCCCACAAATTCTGCTGAAGAATCAAGAACCTTTTGAGCGTTTTTTCGGTCTGCTTTTGACGTAACGGCAAAATCTTCAAGCTCTAATGTGGTTTTTTGAGGTTTAGAGTTGTCTTCAGCTGTCGTGCTAGGCCCTGCAATACCATCAGTATTGCTTCTGCGCCCTGGTTCTGAAAAATCGTATGTTGGGGGGTTTATCACATAATCGTTAAAAAATGTTTCCATTGGAATATTTTCGTTCTTGAGATAAATGTTATAAATCTTGTCCAAGTTAAATAAGAAATTAACTGTTCTTTTATTGGTTCCAATAGGGCTTTTTTGGAATTTTTTAAATCCCTTGTAAAGTGTTTGAATTCCTTTTCCTTCATCTATTTGCCCATACAGGAATTTGTATTCAGAATCAATACCAAAAATTAATAAATCAGAACGGCTTGAATCATAAGAATACCCATTAGATTGCATTAAGCCTGCGAGAGCCATCAATGAATTAGAAAAATTATCAGTTTCGTGCTTAAGGTTTAAGCCAAGAACTTTCCCTCGAAAGCGCTGAATATTAGCATTATATTTGTTTAAGAGTTCTGTGGTTCCTTTAATTTTTTCTTCCAAGTCAAAAGTGTTGAAATACATCTCTGCCCAAGGTGGTGGCAATGCTAAAGGTGGTGGCTCGTCAGCCAATCCATCAATAAGGGCCGTTGGCACCGATATTAAAACTTTTATTTTTGAGCCCGGTCGCTCCGAAACATACCAATCTTCGGCAAATGCTGCACCACTGCTCGTTGGGTCATTATCAACTTTTTCATAAAATTCTAAAACATTTTGATAACCAACAGGAATAGCATTATCCTTAATATCCTGAAGTTTATCTTCGCTGCCTTCTGTTGTTGTTTCGCTTGTGACTACAGTAATTGAATATCTATCATCTAGATCGCCTTCAGCTTTTTGGAAAAAAGCTTGCGAACCATCCATTCGTGTCCAATCAACTTTTATTAAAGGCTTAATGTCTTTTTTTAGATCAATCGTAGCCATAATTAATTTGAATTATTGAACCTGCTGTTGATATATTTTTTACCAACCTCATTTAAATAAGTTACTCGAAAGCTTGCCAAATTTGCTTTAAAAAGCATTAATGAACGTTTGGTTTGGCTCAGAGTGTCTATCATCCATTTAACGCCTTGAGTCTGACAACTGGGTGATATTGTTGTCATTTTGCCCCAAAATGGAGAATGATGAAAATGATTTGCTATTGCTTCATTGAGAGAGGTTTGATGAACTAAAAATGTATCAACAATTCCGGCTAAACTATCAATATGATGCACGAGCCTTGAAAGAGCCTCGGACAAATTTTCTCCCTTTACGAGCGGCTGCAAGTCCGAATCATCATTTCCAGCAATTAAATCAATTCCAGCCACACTACGAATTGTGCCGCCCTGAGAATTAATTGAGTCAACTCCGGTTACTAATTTAATACCTTCGCGCCCAATTAATCGCACACCATCAGCTTTTAGTGCGATCCCTGAACGAGGAATGGGTTTAAAAGATGTTGGCGCAGGAATATTTGGATTATCAACTATATCAAATTCATCGTCATTAACACCAATAGCCGATCCAACAGTACCAGCAGCCAAACCAAAATTTGCATCAATATCAGTTTTTTGACTTATATAAATTCTAGCTGCGTCTTTTTTAAAATCGGGATCTGTCCAAACTTTTTGGTTATCACCAGTATATGCAATAACGCCTGCGCCCATTCGGCCAACAACAATATCAATTGATCCAGCTTGGGTGTCTCCCCGGCCACCATATCCGCTCATTCGCCCCTTGGGGCGATCCCGCCCCAAAACAATCCAAGAATTATTTTCGTTTTTTATAACCTTTTCTGTGGATGTTTGAATATATTGGGGAACTGGTTCAAGTAATGGATCGCCACCAATACCCTTAATGAATTTGGTATCTTTTTTGCTTTTTTTGTCAAAAGCTTCTTTGGCCTCTTCACTAAGACCTGAAATTGTGGATGCTTGTTTAAAACTCATTATCCAATACTCTTAATGCGCTTATTGTCTTTTTTGAATTTATCAGAAGTTTTTTCAACTGTGGGGGCCATACCTTGAGATAATTTACCCAAATAAAGGCCAACTTTATTTGTAAATCCCCATGCCCACGGATGAATAACCTGCACAGGATCCCCCGCTTTTGGAACAATTTTGTCTAATTCTTCATTTTGCGCCTCAAAAACAAAATGCTGATAAATAAGATCAGTTTCATCGCCCGGATTTAAAAAGTTTTTGGGCACAGATAACGCTCCATCGATCTTCGTATGAACCCACATCTTTAAACACGTTTCTGACTCAACATGAGAAATTGAATTAAGTCGATCTCTCGGCCCATTTGGAGTAACTTTGCCATCTTTTGAGACAGCCAAAACAATACCTGGAACTGGTTTAGATAAATCTTCACCAGAAACATCATAACTTTTCTTTACGACGGTTGCCCAGCGCTCCACAAAAGTATCTTCGTTTTCTAAAAATGGAGAAGGAAACTTCTCAGCATTTGTCGGAAACAAACTATAATCACCATCAAGAAGTTTTTTTGTCTTTGAGTCCATCTGCTTTCTCCCCATTTAATTCATTAAAAATCTCATCTCGTTCACGTTCAGATAAATCTATAGTATCTGTTTCTCCTTTCTTTTGCAAAGTGGCAATCTTTACAAGTTGTTCATTTGAACGCTGAAGTGTTTCAACATATTTGGCCGCAATCAAACCAACCTCTTTATGCCGATGTTCGTCTGATGAGAGATACTTAACCAAATCTTTAAGCAGTTCTTTTGTTTGATCACGATCTGCTCTAATATTGTCTAGCGCCTCTTCGGCCAGTGCCTCAAAATCTTTTTTTAGTCGTTCCATTTTTTCTTAAAACTAGCGTATTCAATCCTAAACTTGTTTAAACTATTTAAAACCTGCTTGGTGTTGAGATTTGTAATTTCCCTTATATACAAATAAATAGCTTTTTTGTTAAAAATTTCGATTGTATCAGCGTCAGTAAACAAGATTTTAATAGCTTCCAAGATTTTTCGTTCGTTTTCTTTGAGGTTTTGTTTTTCCCATCTTCTTATCTCAACCCATAAATATTCCATGAACTCTCTTTTGTTGCGTTCAGCATCATAAGTGTTATAGATGGATAATTTATCTAACTCTACTTGTTTTGAGATTTCATCATAACCAGCTTCACGCCTGAGCTGGATTGCTGTTTTTTTAACTTTGGCAATGAACCAATTTTTTGTTATAACGCTGAAATAAGAAAAGGCTTTGGAACCTTTGGAGGGATCAAAATTGCTTAAAATTGTAACAAGATGCATTTCGCATTCATTTTTAAGGCTATCTACGTTGGGAAGGCTTGTAAATTTGTAGGTAAAAACGATCTTGTTAATCATTTCTACAAAAACAGGTTGAATTATATTCTTATACAACTCATTTCGATGTTGATTGTCCTCGGAAGCGATGTATTCGAGAATCGCATCTTCATGAAATTTGGTAAAATAATTAACCTTCTTCTGACGGCTGCGTTTCTTCTTGATCATATTTTGATTGCAATTCTAAAGTTGCCCTTTCTAACTCCTCTAATAAGTCGGGCTGAGTAAATGAATAAAGGCCCTCGTATTTGTTTAAAAATTCACTCAAAGCTTTGGTGTGTTCCAAAAGTCCACTTAAAGTTTCATCTCCGTAAAAAGTAGGCAACTCATAAACAGTTGTTAAATGTTCTTTAAATGAATCCATTCGAGTAAATATATCTGCTGCTTCTTCTGAAATAACAAAAACTCTCACAATATTTTGACGTATATATGTTATTAATAAAACATTTACAACGAAGGAAAGTCCACATAAAATTGCTGCCACGATAAACCACTCATTCATTATTTTTATATTTCCTTTGTGAAAATTTTTCTTGTTCCTGCTTCAACTCTTCTTTTGCCTCTTCAATTGTTGCCTTTACAACACTTCCGGCCTTGGTTTTTGTTCCAAAATCACTGTTTTTTTTGCTTAAAAAAATTGTAGAAGGTCGCCGCATCACTTCCCCTATAGTATCACAAAGTTGACAAATTTGAACAATTTCTTTCAAAGAATGCCGGAGTTCAAATTCGCCATCGCACTTCTTACAATAATAAACATACTTAGGCATTCGCTTCTTCTTCGGGTGGTTCTGGATTAACCTGTAATAATGGAGGATTTTCCACAATCAATCCATCATCTGAATCGACTAACTCAAAATCCTTTAGCAACTCTGTTATGTCAGACTGCTCCATTATTCCTTTTTGTACTGCCATCATTAACGATCCAATGGCTTGATTTGATAATTTCATCTTAAATTCTCCTTAAATTTTTTATATACATAATCTGCACTTGGGTGCCACTTATATTCACAATCAAATAAAACTTTTGTGTTTAATGGGTTCCAATTTTCTTCATACCTAACTTTATTTTGTGGAATAGACCAAACAACGTGCGGTAGCCCGCATAATGATGCCAAATGCATAGGACCAGATGACGGCCCAAAGGCACAGCTTGAATTTCTTAAGATTGTTACAAGCTTTTTCATTTCCAAGTCTCTTAAATCATCAGTTCCATCTAAAAAGGCAGCTTCTTTCTTGGTGCCAATACACGCTATTTTCTTATTTCCCAACAACTTTTTAAGTTTATTCCAATTTTCTAAACTCCAATTATCTTCTTTTCTCAATTCCCTGCTTCTAATATGAAAAATATAATCATACTGTTTTACTTCTTCTTGACCAAAACACACATATTTTGGTTGAATTGGGTGATTGCCAAAAATTACATGATCTGTGTGGTGGGTATGCGGGGGGATTCCAATTCGTCGAGGTAACACGAGCGCTGTATCCTTATCCATTTTAATATTATTGCTTGTAACAATCTCTTTAAAAGCGCTCAATATATCTAAATTATGCATAAAGAATGCATCTGGGAGTCCACTATTTGATTCATAAGCCACAAAACTGTGAGCGAAATCTTCATAAAAAGCTTCAGAATTTTTTCTAGAGATTATGGTGGTTTCATCGAACTTCTCAGACAAAGCGCGAATATATCCCTGCCACGCAAAAAGCTCCCAACCAAATTCGCCAACCCATGGACCCGCTATTAATCTTTTCACTCGTACCACCTTGCATGATCTAGTTTTGCCTGCTCTAATTTAGATGGAGCTTCATTTACGTCAAATATTCCACGCCCAGCATAATGTATAACGTGGGACAGAAAACGATCTGGACTATTATTCCACGCTTCTGAAAACATGGTCATATGATTAAATTGATAAGAAAGAGGTTTTATCTTATATCCCAACTTATTAATTAAATAACCAATGTGTATATCGTCAGTTCCCCACTCAGTAAAGTATTTGTTATCTATTTTACGATAAATATCACGATGGCATTTTGAGGTCACAAACACGCCCGTATTCACATATCCTTCACGCCACCCAATGTCTCCAAATTGGCGCTGAGATTCGAGTATGCACTGAACCCTTTGCGGCTTTCGAGTTCCTAAATCTTCAAATATTGTACCTATGCTATCATATGGAACAATATTAAACAAGTCTGGACAATCTGGAGACAAAAGCATATCACTATCTAAATGCAATATTCGATCATAGTGTTCATGCAAATCATAGTGCTTCATGATTCTATATTGATATACTCCATTGCCAATACCCGAAGCGGCTTCAGGGCAATTTAATGACTCATCTAAAATCAAAAAATCTGCCCCAATTCTTTCGGCATAGCGCCTAAAAATGGGGTGTGTGAGTTGAACCCAATCAGTACAATGGTGATCGGCACGGGTGGTTATTAATAAATTCATTTTTATGTTTTATTTATATCCAAACTTAATTTGATATTTTTCAAGTTTATTAAAAAATTTTTTCACATCTACTGGATATGTTTTATAAAAACCACCATAAATTTCATATATATTTTTATATAAACATATTTGATTTTTATCTATACCATTATGTTTGTAGCGTTCATGGGTTTGTGGTTGTCGGTATCTATTAGTAAATTTTTTCATATTTTTTACAAATTCTATATTTATAAATTTACATACTCGTTGTATTGTTTCGTCAAAATTTAATATAACATCCTCCATCTTAACAAGCAGAATTCTATCTGGAAAAGTTGAGATTAAATGATTATACACTTGAAACATCCACTCTAAATCCTTTAAGCACCCCTCCGGCGTAGCATCATCGGCCAGTGAAGAAACGTCGTTGCCGGGTTGCCCTCTGTATATTTTAGATAAAGAACAATCTCTCAAATCTCTTATTGTCCACAATATTTTTAAATCTTTGTTTAAGTTCATAACCGAATCAACACTCTCCAAATTGTTGATGTAGGTTGTATCACACTTGCTCAAGTACGAAGTGTGTAACAACTCTGATTTTCTAAAAATTTGTTTATCTTCGGGCTGATAAGTAGCATCTAATTTATAAGACCCCCTCAAGATTTCCAACAACATATTTGTTCCAGTTCTTCCACAACTTAGTATTAACACACTCACTCGTTATCTCCATACGTTTTTGTGTTTCCCTGTTCAGAGACTTCATAGTTCTTTGCTAATAAAAAATCAGCCAAATAACTTCCGTCTTGACCGTTTATACCCGTTATTAATGCTTTTTTCAAAAAATAATCCTTACAATCAATGCCTCATTATCCCACATTTTATATAAAATTTAAAATTTTTAATTGCATTCTTTGCAACGCTTCGTTAAATTAAACCCTGTTTCATCCCAACCCTTGTGGCAATTGTGATGAACATTTCTGGTTAGGGGGTCTAAATTACTTCCCACATCAATAAACGTAATGTTTGGCATTGCTTTAAACCACTCTTTAACCAAAACTCGGGCTGTTGGACCTAAAGAGATGCACACCACGTCACCTTCTTGAAAATTCTTGGGAAATGAGTCTAAAACATGATTATAATATTTCCAACTGTTCTTGCGCGGAATTAAACCCTTTTTTGCAACCTCTAATCCTATTTTTTTCAACTCATCAACATTCTGGTCGTCACCTCCAACCCACAGCAGTCTTTTACCCCTTATGGATTGCGGGAAAGTATCCATAAAATATTTCCAATTTTTGTTTGTTGTGACCACTGCGCTAGTTAAATATTGATAATCTCCGACCAATTCATGAGCTAACTTATTGTACGAGGGATAACACTGAGAGCACGGAATACCAACATAGTAATTCTCTTGTTTATGTTGTATTGCATCCTTCAAAGCCACACTCAAAGACTCATCAACAACTTGGTCGCCCCTTGCAACTATAGAACCAATCTGATCTATACCCATCATCTCTCCATCATTGAATCTGGCAAACCCAAACGGAATATTACTCCTTAAATTATCCAAAAACCAATCCATATTCATTAACATCTTGTCTTTCCTTTTTTGTAAAATATAGACAGAATAGTGCCTATTGTATAACATTCAATATATTTGGAGGAGGCTCGATTGAAGGTGCGGGGGGCTCATCTCGCATATCACCAAAACCACCAACTTGAGATGAGTCTGCTAATCTTTCGCACAATAACAAATCATACTTGGCTTTAAAATAAGCTTGCTGTGCTCTTAATTCAATATTTGTAAAATGTTCCGTTTCCCAAAACTCATTAGTATACTCATCAGCTGTTTCCCAATTTACATTTTTATGTAATCGATGGTCATAAAACGCAGTACCAGGATATGGACACAAAATAGTAAATCCAACCACATCTGGCCTAATTTCATCAATTAACTGTTCAGTTAACAATAGATCTTCTCTGGTTTCGTTAGGCATTCCAAACAAAAAGAATCCTCGTCTTTCTATATTGTATTTTTTAGCCCATGCAAAAGCTTTTTTTACAGTTTTAACCTTTAACCCTTTACCAATATCTTTTAAGATACTATCGCTTCCACTTTCTACTCCCATATTTACTTGATGGCACTGAGATTTTTTTAACCATTTAAACATTTCTTCAGTAGTAAAACTACAGTGGATTAAGCATTCCCATTCAGTTGTTATACCTCTTTTAATTTTTTCTTTACAAAATTCAATCACAAAGTCTGGACTAATATCAAAAGTTGCATCAACAAATTTAAAATAATCTAAATCCAATTGTTTTATCACATATTCAATTTCATCACAAAGTTCTGAAACTTTTCTCGATCTTATTGGATTATCTCTTTTACTAAATCTACCAGAAATAACTCTTTCTGCGCAAAAAGCACAATTAACTGGGCACACTCTGTTACATTGAAATGAGGCGATTCTTTTACCGTTCATAGATTCGCATAAATCTACTGTTCTATAATTCTTAATTATTTCTCTATCTGGCCAAGGCAATTCTTGCATGGGAGCTTTGGTTCCTTGAATAATAGCATCAGTTTTACCATTAACAATATCTAAAAAAACTTCTTCTCCTTCTCCAATCACAACCTGGTCAACTTCGTCATATGCAGCGCATTCACATGGCAGAGCAGATACATGAAAACCACCAAATACTTTTCTCGTTTGAGGACTTTTTTCTTTTATAACCTTTGCTAATCTTAATGCATGAGGCCAAGCAGGGGAAGTGCAAGAAAATCCAACTACATCAGCCCCAATACATGCTTCAATAATAGTTTCATCAGTGTCAAAATTACCTTGAAAGCATTTCAGGTCTAATTCTCCTTTAAAATGCTTCTTTAAATAACCAGCAATAAAACCTAATCCAATAGGTTCCCAAATATTTTCATAATATGGTTGTACTAAAACTACTTTTTTCATCTGTTTGCTTCTGTATATACTTTGTATTTTGATAAATCCTGATATTCGATTTCCAAATCCTCATTATCATCTCCAATACCTAGCATCAATACACACCCCTTTGCAGCTATCTCAGGCAACATATAATAATTCCAACCAAGCATATCAAAACTTTCCTCTAAAGCTCCCACTGCATGTCTTCCAAAATATCTTGCTCGCTTTAACCATTCACACGCCTGTTTATCATCAGTTAAAATCATCCCACCTTTTCCTAATTTTAAAAACTTATGAACTCCGCTAAAAGATAAACACTGAAGTTGCCCAAGAATATACATATTTTTCTTAAAAGTCAAAGCACTATCCCAAATGGGAAATGGTTCTAATTTATATTGGCCTTTTAATTTTTTTCCTTTTATTGCCGGATGTTCATTGTTAAACTTAACTTTATTGCCAGCATGTATTATGGCACATGGGACTGACATATATGTTCTAGCAGGAATGGTAATCTCTTCATTATCTAATTGAAGATATTTCATACACAAAAATAATGCATTGGTTGCATTATCAACAGCAATTGCATATTTCGCTCCACAATATTCTGCTATAATTTCTTCAAACGTGTTTACTACTGTAAAAGCATGATCATGTTTCATTTAATTTTCCTCCTAAATTCCATTGGAATATAATCTATTATAATCTAATGTGAATTGCTCTAATTTGTTTTTTACACCTAATTTCATCTTTTATATTTTTCTTTGGGAACACAAAAATATTCAGCAAAACTGGTAAATTCTTTGCAGCGACTGCCCGATTCATCAAAAACAGCATATTCTAATTCTGTAAACTTATTAAAATCAAAACCTCCATCTTCTATTTTCACAAAACCTGGATAACCTTTATGCTTACTTTCTCCTTCAATCCAAGCTCCTGGGTGATATCCAATTTGCCATATAGGTCTAGTATTTTCGAGAAGATTAGTCATTCCATGCAACGCTACAGTTTCCATGCCTTCAATATCCATTTTTATCAAATCCGGCTTCTTCAAAGAGTGTTCAGCTATATAATCATCCAAACGAATATATTCAATGTTTCTAGGTTCAGCAGGAGTGTCAGTGCAATCATTAAATTTGGTAAAAACAGTTTCATTTTTATTGCTAACTGCAAGAGGTAAAACGGTAATATTATAGGGTTTTGAATTTATGATATTCCTGTCGTAATTATCAGGAAAACCTTCGAAAGCAATTACCTCCATTCCCTCTAATGACATTGGAATGGCATAAGTCCCGATATAAGAACCAATATCATATACAATACTGTTTGGTTTCAACAATCTAACGACTTTTTTAAAATTATGATCTGGTCGATTAAATAAAGTTCCTTTGAGAATAAATTTATCCATATTCCAACCAGAAGTTAATAAATTATAAAATTTTATTGTGTGTTCCTTGTATTTAATTTCTTTATCCATTAGGTTTTTCCTTTTGTGAGTTAATTTTGGTATTAATATGTTCTATTACTACATCTACATTCATTGCACCTAGTCCAAGGGAATTTCTTTTAATAATCTCTTCTTGTTTTATTTTGGGGCGGCCCCTACCGTAAAATAAAAATCTTGATGCTTCTGTAAATTATTTAAATACGATTCATATCTTGTCGCATTAGTAATAATATTAAAAAACTCATTAAACATAAGTTCAAAATGATTCATCGCTTTAATATTAATCTTCCTCTCCTCTCCGATCGATGATGTTAAAACAATAGTTGTTTCTAGATTATCATGCTTAGAAAAAAATCTGTCAGCCCTTATTCTGTATTTTTCAGTCCAAATGTCTATCTCATTTCTATAACTTCTTCCCATTCCCCAATCCAAAAATGCAAATTCACCTGTTTTGAATTTAACAACACAATTTCCTTCAGTATCAACTTCATATTTTGACGATTGAATAATATTTGAATTTATACTTTCATAATCGTTGCCCAATAATAATGAGGTGGTTTTTATCAAATAACATGCGACATCAAGAAACGCGCCGCCTCCTAAAGATTTTTGATATCTAATATTATCAGCATTTAAATGTGGATAACCAAAGCGAGCAGTTAAAGTTCGAATCTTGCCAACATTAAATTTATCCAATATATTTTTTAATTCACAATATTGATCATGGTATTCAAACATAAATGATTCAAAAATACATTTATTCACTTTTAATGCTTGAGATTTAAGCGTAAGGAAATCATTATAATTTGTAACCAGTGGTTTTTCACATATAACATGTTTATGGTTAGCTAAAGCCTCATAATTATATTTGAAATGACTATTGTTGGGCGACGAGATATATACACATTCTACACATTCATCTTCCAGGGCATCTTTGTAACTTTCATAAATATGATAATCATCTGTATTATAATTTCGTATTTTCTCGGGGGTCCGAAAATACAACCCTATAATTGTAAAATAGGGAGAAAGTTCTAATGCAGGAATAATATTCCGTAATGCATGTTCACCAACAAAAATTAATGCAATTTTAATTTTATCAAACGTGGGCAAGAATACCCCTTATATGCGGATTTATCCAAGCATCTTCTCGCATTAAATGTTTAATTTGATAAAGACTAGCCCAAACAAAATTATCAGTAGGCAATTTTATTTTATGTGATTCGGGCAACTCTATTAAAATACCCCGATTTCTTTTGTTATATAATCTTCCTCCGTCTTCTGCCATCCACGCATCAAACAATACCTTAGAACCTTTCACAAAATTATCTTTATCAAAATATTCAGTAAAATATGGTTTTCTTCCGCGATGACTTTGGTTTAAATTGGCAAATGTAGCTTGAATGGTCGGGCTCAGTTGCACATGACCATAATTTCCTGGCTCTGTTTTTGCCTCGCATAAATAGTGAGGAACACCATCAAATCTTTTTCGTATAATACCAAGAATGCCTCCATCATATCCCACTTGCTCTACAATGGGTTGATCCCATCCATTATTGACTTCGCGACTTTTTATACTCACTTTCAATCCTCGTACTATAAAAAAATCATTGGAAAAGTGAGAAATATTTCCTGTTTTTGGGTCTATCGACCAATCTTTTAGTTTATTAATTCCCACTTCTTCTAGCTGCATAGTCGAAGAATTTCTTTTAGTTTCAAACCACTCTTTTAATTCTGCAAGCGTATAAAACAAAGACCAATCATTTAAAGCTTCAAAAGAAGCTTCTAAAGAATGTTCATAATTATTAGAGAAAGAAAGTGAACGAAAAAATGTTTTGTAATTTTCATAATCATTGATATATTTAACACTTTTGTTGTTCATTCATTGCCCCTTTCAGGAAACACCTCAATGCATAATACATTTATATCATGAATCAAAATGTGGCTGCCATTTAACAATTCGAAATGAGTAAATTGTCCTTGGCTAAGAGTGGAAGTAATAACTCCATTAAATGTTCGTTTACTTCCGTCCTTAAAATGAATAATTTGTGTTACAATATCGCCAACATCTTTAACAGAAGATTGCAAATCTATTTTTTTATCATATGCTGGCATTAGTCCCCCTTTATAATTCTATATGAATCTTCATCAAAGTGTTGAGTCGAAAACTCAAAAAGCTCTGTATCTTCTAAAGCAATGATTTGGTGAACGCGGCCGGGAGGAACATGAAAATTATCGCCCTTTTCGAGAACTCGTCTCCCAGATGGACCTCGATGATGGACCACATCATTCCCAGCGGCTTTTGCTGTTTCCAAGTCGTCTGTCCACACAACCTTTATTTTGCCCGACTGAACATAAAAAACTTCATCTTTAAGTTTGTGATAGTGGAACGAACAACGTTTTCCTTTCGCGAAATAAAGTAGTTTTCCACAATATTTCTCACTATTGCAAATCCATTTTTCAAAGCCCCAGCCTTTGGAAACAAATTTAATCGGTATAGAAGTCTGCATCTTTCATCCCCTTATCATCAACATAGATATCGCCATTAGGTTTTCCCAAAAATAATTTATGATGTTTTACATTCCAATCGCAAAGCTGTTTTTTTGTAAGTTCATAAAAAAGTCTATATGCTTGCGAAATATTATTATTCGTGCGACCCATGCCTCTCGCAGTATAGTATATCACAGTATGTCCATCATTATAAAGAGAATTGTTTTTGTCAATTCTACCACGAAAAGGTTTTGCATCATTATAATCACCATTTGTGTGACTACAAATTGTTCCGTCTATATCAAATACATATACCATCTAAATCCTCCAATTTTATCGCGTAAGTCCCAAATTTTTGAACTACAACACCACCACATTCATTAGCAAACTTAATAGAACGCTCCATATCACCTGTCATCAAATAGGCATATGCCAACGCCGCCAAGAATGTATCTCCAGCCCCACAAACGTCAAAAATTTCCACTTTTTTCGTTGGAAACCTTTCTTCCTTATACAAGACCCCCTCCTCACCCAACGTCACAATTAATTCACAATTTAGGGGAAAAAATGATGCTTCCTGATATTCTTTATTATTGATTTTCAGAATACAATTTTCATAACATGATAAATCCTTCTTCTTGCTATCAACAAAAACCGGCAAATCTCCTGCTTTGGATAAAATACGCTTTATAATGTGAGCATCTAAAAGACCTTTGTCATAGTCAGAAATTACAATAGCGTTATATAACGCAAAATCAATAGAATTTAATGCCTCTTCGGACAAAACTTTCAATAACTGTTCTTCGCCCGAATCCACACGCAAAAGGTGTTGACGAGATTTAGTATCAATATAGCGAGACTTAATTATTGTTTTGTCGTTGGTGAGAAGTCCAACGGAAACATTGAGCCCCTCAAGGTTTGTTTTTACATTAAAAGCCATTCCTCCACTTTTTTCGGTTTTTAAAACCTTAAAAACTGGAACTGGGGCTTCTGGACTCATGCGGTCGCATGAACCATAGTGATAATGATCAACGCAAGAATCACCTATGAGAAGAATCTTTAAGTATTTGGGTTGTTGAGTATCCATTGATTCTTTCAAAAAATCTAACCTCTTTCGCATATTGCTCACCAACAATTGTTTTTCGTTGCCAATCAGAACCAACTATCATAATATCTGGTGAAACTTTTTTGACAAGCATTTCAAGACCAAATGCATTGTTGAAGCTATAAACCTTATCTACATATCTCAAAGCTTTGAGAGTTTCCATTCTATCTTCTAGTTTGTTATATGGCCGGTCATCACCTTTATCGCACTTTACTTTTGCGTCCGAATCAACACCAACAATCAAAATGTTTCCCAATGAAGCGGCATATTTAAAAAGTTCAATATGTCCACGATGAAGAACATCAAAACATCCATTAGTAAAAACAGTTATTTTTGACAATTTTCTAACACCTTAACATATTTTTCTATGCCCGCTTCCAAAGCAATGAATGGAAATCTATATCCGGCCATTTTAAGACGCAATAGTTTGGCTCTTGTATAAGTTTGATAATTTTCTGCTAAATCTGATGGCATCTTTTTATACATTATATCAAATTTATAGTATTTTTTTAATTCTTCTACAATTTGCATGAATGAGTGTGTTTCACCCGTTCCACAATTAAAAATTCCACTCAATTTGCGCTGGTGAAAGAAGAATAGATTAAGATTTATAACGTCCTCAATATAAACGAAGTCACGAACAAACTTATCACTTCCCTCAAACGGTCTTACAATGCCATCATCTTTAATTTGATTAAAAAACTGAAAAATAGTAGAAGCCATCTTTCCTTTGTTCTGTTCACCAGGACCATAAACATTAAAATACCTTAATCCAACCACTTGAGATTGAGGTTCAAAACACCTGACATAATCATCAAAAAGAAGTTTAGAACGCCCATAAACATTAAGAGGGTTTTCATATTCACGCGATTCATCCCAAAGGCCATCTGAATGATTTCCGTAAACTGCGGCAGATGAAGCATATATTAACCTAACCTTACTTCTATAGCAAAAATCAAACAAAGCTTTACTATAATCAAAATTCTTATACATCATATCAACACTATCATAATTCATAGTGTTGGTGCAGGCACCTTGGTGATAAATGATGTCACCCTCACTCAAAGAATCTAAATTTTGAATAAAGTCTTGATAATCGACGAATTCTTTTACATAAGGTGCCAATTCGTGCTTTGATTGAATGATTTTACCGCGCTGGTCAACAACACAAATTTCATCAAAACCCAATTTACTTATTTTCTTGACTAAGTTGCTTCCAATAAATCCACAACCACCAGTAACAACAATCATGTTTTCCCCTAACTTAAAAGATATTTCAGAAAAATATTAAATGCTTTATCTTGATGTGCTCTTATTGTAGCAATTAGTGGCTCACCGTTTAAATCAAACCACTCTTCGCTGGATGCTCCAAGAAGTTGAGTTTTAGTCATTACCTTACAATTCAACATTTTTGCTTCCACAACCAACCGGCACAAAGATTCAAGAACAGTTGGGATAAAAACCAATGTTTTATATTGACTTAATTTGGTTAAAAATTCTTTCTCATCAGAAGATTGTATAAGATCATAAGATATGTTGTTCTTTTGACAAAATTGAATTGCTTCGCGAGTGCCTTTAGTGGGGTTCTGAGAATTTACAATACAGAAATCTTTTTCTTTAGGGGTGTTTGCGATGCTCGAAATGAAATCTAGCCTCTCTGATGACCATAAACTACAACCGATGCTATCCACATTGGAAATATCTAAATTATTTCTAACACTATCTGTTTGACTATTACTCAAACAAATTACTGCTTGGGCGTTGGCATAAAAATCTCGATTAATTACCTGATCTTTTGGAGCAATAAAATTTGGAAATTTAGAGGGATCTCTAGTTTTAAGATATTTGTGATCATGCTCATAAATTATATAAGATTTATTTTGAAGAGCGTGTTTTGCTGATTCAGAAAGTCCTACAAAATTACTAACAATAAACTTTTTATTCTTGTTTGTTTCAATAAAATCAGATGTAATCTCTCTTGAATATTTTTTTTGTACTTCAAAAACGCTCTTTTCTAGTAAAGAGATGAGAACAGAATCATTATTTTCTGCACCACCTCTATTACTTAAATCGTTTTTATAGAAATCGCAAACAAAAACGCACTTTAAAGCATTTGAATCTCGTTTAAAGATGACAGCCACTCCTCTTCTTCAACAGTCGGCTTATAAATTACATCGCACATTTTTTGATATTGCTTAGATTCTTCAAAATTCTCAACAACCCATTTTTGCAACTTTTTTGCCTGTGATTTAGCTGGACCATAGTTTTTATAAAGCATTCTCAAACTCTTTTTATAATTCCACTCTTTTGGGAAACACCACATTGAGTCTTTTTGAATTACACCTTCCCAATGGGCCGATTCCTGAATTGGTTTAATATCATAAATCACTTCAGTAAACATTGGTTTTGTACCTTCTTTATTTCTTTTATTTTTATTGGGCATGTGAAGAAAATCAACCTGTCCCCCCCAATTCGTAGTAACAATTGGCAATGAATTATACGCTGCCTCAAACAATGGCAAACCAAAGCCCTCACCATGAGAAATATTAACCATCGCCTTTATTTTTGGGTGCTGATAAACCCCTGTCATTTCTGACTCACTCATATCCCCATGTAAAAGATAAACTTCACATTTTCTACCTTCATATTCGACAAGTAATTCCTTTAAACGAGTGTGAGCAAATTCCCTATCTCGCAAACAATTCTTCGCCAATGAAGTTTTGACAACAAGACCGATCTCTTGGTCGTAGAATTCCTCAACGAACCATTTAATAGTATTTTCAAGATTTTTTCTAACAATCCAAGTTCCAACTGTTAGAAAATTAAAATCATGCTTTAAATCTAAATCAATCTTTGTTGAATCTATGTTTTTTACTGGATAACTCACTACTTCTATAGGGCATGTTACTTTTGCCATAAATTCTTCGCCAGTTTGATTATTTGCAGCTTTATATTCAGTGTTATCAAACCCGTATTTTGCATGTTCTGAAACAACAATAATTTTGTCCATATTCATGCCTTTTTCTACCCACTGTGGAGCGATTTTGGTGGTTTCAATACCCGCAGTAACTCCAATATTCACTGGAGCCATTGGTTCAAATTCGTTTGGAACTGTGACCTGAAGAGATATATCGAACTGACCACCTTGTTGAGAGTATTGCAAAGTTTTTCCTAAAAGAAAATCCATCCATCGTCGTTCTTCAGTATCTTCATGATTCCAGCCAGTTTGACCCCAATTAATATTAATGTAATAAACATCAAATAGGTCTGGGCGGCTTCTTAAAGAACGTAAAACAAAACGAGTATGTTCTCCGTATCCACTTTGACTTAGACCGGGGCCTTTAACAATAACTTTTTTCATACCGTTCGCAACTCCCATGACTTATAATTCTTGCGATTTTCCCAAGAACTATGTCTTTCGTGTGTTTCAACTAATATTTTTTCCCACTGTTTGGCAAAATTTTCAAAATTGTAATTCTTTTCAACATGCTCTCTACCAGATTTTCCTAATTGTGCTCGCTTTTCTGCACCATATTCATACATTTTTAACAAAGCGTCTGAAACTTGCGTCCCTGAAACCCTGTCTTCATAAATAAAAGGAACTTCTTGGGAACCAATAATTGCTTTTGACGACGGTTCTAGTCCTATGCCATGCTCATATTCTGTAATTGATTTCGCTTTAGCATTTCGCTTTAACATCATTTCTTCATTTACGTCGCCCAATGGCGTAACTTGTTCTTGAAGACCGCCAGTCATTGTTACAACAATCGGTGTCTCGCAAGCCATTGATTCAAAAGTGGCCAAACCAAACCCTTCAGCATCTGAAATACCAATTGTAGTGTCAGCTGCATTATAAATCATTGCTAATTTATCTAAATCCACCTTTTCTGTCGAGATCAAAACTCTTCCATCACCAAGGCCCAAATTATTGATAATTGCATACAAATCTTGTCCATTGGGATCATGAGGTTCTGTGTGCATTAATAAAGTTGCTTTGGCATTTTTGTCCTTCTTTTGCAATTTCTTAAGAAAATCATTAAACCAAAAAATTAAAGATCCACTTTGCTTGCGTCGAGCATTTCGATTGTTCCAAAAAACTAAAAAGTGATCTTCATCAATGCCAAAATTTTCTTTGCGAAATTTCTTAACACTTATTCTATCAAGTTTCTTAAATGCTTCTGTTGGAATAGCGTGTGGTAAATAATGTTCTTCAACATCGGGTGAAACAGTTTGAACGATATTAGACGTTAACTTAGAAATTGTTACAACTACATCGGTTGAATCATACCAAACCTTATTAAAAACTGGATATGGAAAATTGTCCCACACATGATAATAAACCAAAGGAACAAGTGGGCGTAACTCATTTTCTATTTCCCACAACCATGGAAAAAAACGAGGATCTGTCATAAACCAAAGTATATCTGGGCGCTGGGTTCTTACCAACGACCGAATAACGTCTTGATTTCCATAACCATCAACGGGATAAATTACCCAATCTTCACCAAATTCATCCATTTTAATTGGTTTATAGCTATCGTGCTTAATCGCACCCCCAAGACTAACAAATTGAAACTTGCCAGTCTTGATCATTTCTCCAATAAAGTATTTTGTTTGAGTCCCCACACCAGATGGGGATAAAGGATGATCCGAAACTGTTAAAATCTTAATCTTTTTTTGTTCATCTTGTGGTTTGAATTCTAAATCCACAACTTTTTCTGTCACTTTTATTTTTCTCCTACGGACACCACTCAGTTCGATTAAATTCGCACTTCTCACATTTTAAACGATTTTTTGGGTGGTTATTATTGTGAATATTATACACCGCCTTATTCAAAATGTTTAATGCATTTTTATTTTTTCTTTGTCCGCTGGAAACTCGAAAGATTTCAGCTTGATTTTTTTTGGCTGTGCGCTTTAATAAACCAAAATATGTTTCAACTATTTTTGGGTCAATATCATATCTAGCGCAAAAGAAATTCTTGTAAAAAGTCAGCTGATAAGTTGTTATCCTATCTGTTTTTCTCTTAATATTCCATCCCCAAGAACAAGTCTTCCAATCGATGATATGATATTTTCCATCTGGGGTCTTAATAATCAAATCAATATAACCTTTGAAATCATATTCTCCTGGTGCATTGATAAGTGGCTCTATAATCTCTTCTTCTACCGAAACTACCTTAAATCCGGGGAATTTTTTATGTAATGCCGCCAAAGCATACTTTGGGAGCAACCCACCAACTAACTTCATTTCCTCTATTAATTTGGGATCTTTTTCAACATCCTCTGGAAGGTTATCTAAATTATCTTTAAATGATTGTAAAAAAATAGGTTCTGGGTCTATTGATTCATCAACAACAATCTTTTCACAACCAGCATGAACACCAGTTCCGAAAGAAGTGTGAACATTGCCCTTAAATAACCTTATTTTGTCAACATATGTAAGCTTATGATAAAAGGGGCAAAAATCCCAATTTTTTAAAGCACTAAACGAAACGTGTGGCATAAATTACTCATCTTTCGGTTTTAAACTTTTTTTAGTTCTTTTAGCACCCCTAGATGATACCACAACTGAAGTCTTTGTGTCAAGCTTTTTTTGTGGTGCCTTAAATTTCCAAATAGCAGTAAGATTGTCTCCCATATTATCTAAATCATTCTTTTGAATACATCCGCCTACAGAAATCTTTTGTTCTCTTAAGAAATTCATAACATGTTCTTGCCTTAAAATTGTTCGATTACTATCTCGCCTAGTTACTGGGTCTTTTTTTAATTTAGGTAAATTAACTGTAACAATAATTTCGCCATTTTCTTTTGTAACTGTAAAATTCATATTTTATCCTTGAATGCACTTTTTTTCAATAAATAACGGTCTGTAAAGCTTCTTTGCATAATCTTTAATACGCTGACCATTTATGCGAAGCATCGCTTCTCTATCAATTACTCCATGCCAATTTATTATTAATGCATTGGTTGGAATTACTGCACTAGAAACCGCACAAAGTGAGAGGGTAGATACATCAGGAAAATTTTGAGATACAATCATTGCAATAGTGCTTGCATCTATAATGACATCTCTTTCCTTATCTGGCATCCATTTAATATACATGATGATATGTTCTTTATTGGACGAATCAAAATCAATTTGTAATATTTTTCCCTCAACACGAGAACCTGAAAAAGTCATTTTCTTTGCTTGAGCTGTGGTTGTTGCCACAAACCCGATTAAGATGCTTAACATTAAAACACTTCTCGATAATATTTTTTTCATTTTTTTTCCTTATGCCAGCAATTCTTCTAGTTTGTTGTATAATACTGGACTTATATCCTTTAAATAGTTTGAATCTCCATTTATGTATTCTTCAAAACCATTAGCAAAGTATTCTCGCAAGGATGTAACAGAGTAGGGAGAAAGAAATAAACCAGCAGATAAAGTAGATAAATTATCATAACCTAACTCCTTAAATAGAAAATCATCAAGTTCATCAACCTTGTCTTCAGAAAAGAATAATTGACCCATTCCATGAAAAGAAACTTCATTTGCTCTTAATAATTCAATTAATCTCTTCTTTTTGCCCACATATTCTTTTTCAATTGCACCGTCACCATAGATTTCATAATGACTTCTGTCTTCTAATAAGTGTGCTAGTTCATGAACTATATCTTTAACAATAACATCTTCAGTTATTGCTGGAAACTCTTGAAATGATGAAAGATATATTGCTCCATCTTTCATCATAGCTTGAATGTGCCTGTTTTTTAGTTCAGGAAAGTCTCCTATATAAATACCTTCAAGACCAGCAAATAATTCATGAGGAATTGTTTCTTTTAACTCATCTAGAATGTTATTAATATCTATATGATCAGGAAATGAATTAATTATATAAACAGGAATGTCATATAAGTAATATTCTTTTCTCTCTTTTAAAGATTTCTTAACAGAATGTGTTAAATACTTTTTCATATTTATCAAATATTGATAAGATCATATCATACTTTCAAGCGCCTTTAAAATTAAAGAACTTTGGCTGTTAAAGTTGCTACTTTAGAACGTTCTCCCTTTAAGAATGTAATGTGGCCAGTAATATCATAAGGCTTCAATTTTTCAATGGCATAAGTCAATCCATTTGAAGTTTCATCAATATTGACGTTATCGATTTGTTCAATATCACCCGTTAAAACAATCTTGCTGTCGTTTCCAACACGAGTTAAAATAGTTTTGATTTCGTGACGTGTTAAATTCTGACATTCATCAACAATAATGTAAGCTTTTTGAATTGATCTTCCCCTTATATAAGTTAATGCCTCAATTTCAATAATCTTTTTTTGCATATATTGATAAAGCATTAAATTATCATCACCAAACAGAAATCTCAGGTTATCCTGAATAGGAGCAAGCCAAGGAGCCATTTTCTCTTCCAATGTTCCAGGCAAATATCCCAAATCTTTTCCCATTGGTTGAATTGGTCTTGTGACAATCAGTCTATTATATACTGAATCCTGGCTCATCACCTGTTGAAGTCCAGCAGCGATAGCACATAATGTTTTTCCACTTCCGGCTTTTCCAATTAATGAAACAATTGGAACTTCAGGATCTAAAAGTAACTCAAGTGCAAAATTTTGCTCTTTATTTTTTGGTGCAATTCCCCAACCATCCTCTTCTTTGTGTTCAATAATCTTTTTAAACTCTGTCTGCGCATTAAGAAATCTGGTTATCGCCGTTTTCTTTTCATTTGATGAAGAAACTAACATCACAAATTGATTAGCAAATAATTCTGGCTTATCATCAACTGCATCTGATAAGAATATTTTTTCACCCGCATAAAATCTATCAATAATTTGGTCATCGACCAAAATCTTAGCAAATCCACCATAAAGTTCGTGGCTACTTTTGATAACTTTTTCTGTTTTATAATCTTCAGCGGATATACCAATTGCATCACATTTAATTCTTAAGTTTATGTCATTGGAAACAACAATAACTTTGCGTTGTGGGAATTCTTTTTTAACAGTTAATGCTGTTGCAATAATCTGATGGTCAGGTACTTTTGAAGAATATCCTGCGGGCAACTCATTTAAGTCAGGAGCTTTTGTAAAGCAAAGCCCCGACCCTCTTCTAATGCGAAGCCCTTTTTGAAAATTTCCCTTTTCCCTGAGTTCATCTAGCGTTCGAATAATTCTTCTTGCATTTATTCCAACCCCATTTGGTCTTTTTTTACATTTGTCTAATTCTTCTAATACAACGAGTGGAATAATAATATCGTTCGTGCCGTAAGAAAAAATCGAACGATAATCCGTTAGATACACGCTGGTGTCTAATACATAAAACTTTTTTGCCATATAACCCTTCCATTTGAGTGTCTCTTAGCCATGAGGCTCATTTCTAAATAGATTGGTAGTTTGGGTTTTGACCCTATAGTTACTTTATAAAGGCCATTAATGTAATTGAGAAGCACTATCGCAAAGTTTGTTTTATTTCTTATGATATACGTGACATTTGTGGGATGTTCGTCGTGCGCGTCGAGTTCTTATTTTCTTAATTCCGGCGATCTTTTTAGAGGTGCAAGAAAATCTTTTATAAAGCTCGCCTCCTATAACAAAGTTACTATAACAAATACTTCCTCCACTTCCGCTATTCACCAACGTCATGAATTAGAATTAAAATCTTCAGCTTCAGGTTTTATCGTAGGTCATAACAAGGATATAACTCTTGTTGCAACATCGGCACATGTTTGCACAATTTTAATGGGCAATCAAATAAATCATTTCATCTCACGTTATTCTACTAATGATTCTGATTGGGAATTGGTCGAAAAAAATAAATTTATTTTAAATGATTATGCAGGTAAAAAATATCGAGGCGTAATAATTGATTATAATATCGATTATGACATTTGTATTTTGGGATCTTCACGAATTCCATATCCAGCATTACCAATATCTAAGACTGCACCTGTAATTGGAGAAAAATATTACAACATAGCAGCCCCAATGGGATTATGGTCAAAAACAATGATTCCTTTATTTGAGGGTCGTTTTCTGGGAATGATGAAAAGGTCTACAGATAGAGAAATATCTTATTTGTTCTCTATTCCAACAATAGGGGGATCTTCTGGTTCTCCAATTTTAAACATATATGGACAAGTTGTGGCCGTAACTCATTCAGCTTATAGCGGTTTCCAACATATAGCCATGGCCACCACACATAATCAGTTGAAAGACACTTACGATGAAGCAATAAAAAAATTATCAGAAGATTATGAGGCTTATATGCTTATCATTACTTTAGCGAATATTTGATGGAGGTGGGGGGAATCGAACCCCCGTCCTAAATGCTTTAATAAACTGCGTTATACAAGGTTAAAGATTAATAACCCCGGTTTTGGGTAACAAGGAAACCGGGAACCCCGCCAAAACTACTTAAGCAGCCATTGGAAGTGCAACATTATCGTTTGCATTTATAAGTTTAAGCCTTTTAGTGTTTACTCAGACACCCTTGCACAAATCTATCTCGACACCCAGTCGATACCTGGTCACCCCCGTAATAAGTATTATACTATCTATTGAGACTCTTCATCGTTGTTCGATAAAAATATTTATCCATTCCAAGTTCTCGCATATCTTCATCAGAGATACCCGACAACATTTTTTGAACTTCTGGTCCTAACCGAGGTTTCATTTTTGGATATTGTCTGCCAATATCAACAGCCATGTTCATATATTTCATAAATAAGTTAGATTGACCACTACCTTTTGCTCTTTGCATATTACTAATCAAATTATCAGCTATATCACTTGATTCGTCTTCCACTAGGTTTTCTAACTCCTCTTTAATAATTTGTTGAAGTTTGACTTTTGTTAGTTTCATTATAATGATCTCCTTAGATTACTATAAATAGTCTCTTAAAGGCGAAAAAAAGAAGTACCCAAGATTGTTATTTCTTCGCAGTAACAAAGCTAGGCTCACTCGCAATTATATCTTTAGCAGAGCCATCAAAGTTTAGTTTATTTTAATTTAATAGTTAAGATTTATCTTGTTATTGTACTTCCAACTACTGTTTTTATACTAACATCATTCTGACTCCTTGTCAACTTCTTCTTCAAAATAATTGTCTACTTGATGTTTTCTCAATAAATTATTGAAGCCTTGTTCATGAAGTCCCAAAAACCTCGCCGCTTCTCGTTTAGATCGAGTCGCGGATACCGCATATTTTAATACTGCGTCCTTCACGATGGTTCGTAAAGAATACCAAATTGGTAAGCCATACATTTTACCTCTTAAGCCAAATTTTGAAGCCAATTCCAACTTCAGGCCGATAACCTCTTCCAATGAAAGGTTATTAAAAAGGATCTCAAACTCTTCGCTTGATTTCCCCTCTTTTCTTAGTTTATTAGAAAGTGAATAATAACGGTTTCGTCCGCTATTCTGATTCTTCTTTATCATTAGCAACCCCAAGTATACCATAACCTGCTATATCTTTAAAAGGGCTTTCACCGAAAGCCTCTTTTTGTGTTGCTATTCTAAATAATTTGTCAACAATTCTGGTGACTGCTAACATGTCTTTATATTGTTTGGGTTCAATTCCGTCTGGATATAGAACTTTTAATATTTCTTCTGATTTTTCAAATGCGCTGCCATACGCTATGTTCTTTTCATCTACAAGTTTGCCTATTTCTGTGCCAATTTTTTCAAATCTCATTAATGCCTCATTATATAAGTTCTTGGCCAGGTGCTTCGGGGGGTAATTCTCCACCAATTCCTGCGTCAAATTCCGCGCCAGCTTCAACGCCAGCCTCGCCTTCGTCTTGTTCTGCTTCATATTCATCTGTTGTTGGCTCCGTTACTGGTCCAAGCTCACTTTCCCATTTATCAAAATATAGTTTTAAATTTGTGATAAGATAATCTTCAAAAAGTTTTTCATCTTGGTCATCATGTAGTATAGCATAAGTTTCAGCAATATTTTTCTCTATATTATTAAATGCTTCTTGAGCCATTGCTTTACCAGTTTCATCTTGTCCTTCAATTCCAAAAGTATCCACTTCTTCTGGCTCAGGCACTGGTTTATCTTCAATATCAATAAATTTATCTTCGGGGGTGGCATCAACATCAGATACTTTAATATCTACTTCTTCTTCTATATCTTCATCTTGTTCGTCTAAACTAAGCATTTCTTCTTCTGTGCCTGCTAAACCGCCTTCTTTATTAATATCTTCTGTTTCTAATAGTGTAGACACAGCACTCACAATGTGTGCCCTAAACGAATCCCTTTGTTCTTTGGAAGTTGTTAGGGTTTTATATTCTATTTCTAGATTAGGAAGAATTTGTTTGAGCAATTCCTCCAGAATATTAATTGCTGTCGAAGAATGCGGAGTTACTTCTACATCTTTCTTTGCTTCTTGAATTAATATTCTAACCACCTCACGAAGACGATCTTCATCATTTTTCTTTTCTTTTTGAAGTTTTTTGGATTCTGTTAATTTTTTATAATGCCTCTTTTTTAGGGCTTCATAAATAATTTCACGGAGAATCATTTCTTCAATAAATTGTTTTTGCTCGTCAACTTCTTCTTCGTCTTCTTCTCGAAAAATTGTGGGAGATTTTTTCTTTTTCGAACCAAGCGGAGATGAACTTCCTTCAACTGCTCCACCAGCCATTGAGGACATTTCTTCAAGATTTTCTTCTTTTTTAGCCATTTTCTTTATCTTCCTGAAGTAGGGTAATTTGCTCTTCTAATTTATTAACTTGCTCTTGCAATCTTCGCGATGAACGCTTCAATTCACGCAATTGATGTTTCATAACTTCAATTCTTCTTTCTTCCGATAAACTGCGTGCTTTTAATGCACCAACATTTTCAGAAAGGGCTTGAATCCAACTATTAACGGTTGGACCAGTTCCTTCGCTTAAAATAAAGTTTTTCGCAAGTGAATCTAAATTAAATTTCATTTATTAATCTCGATCAAAAAATGATTTCTTTTTCTTCTTCTTTGGTTTGGGTTCTGGTTTTGGTTCTGCCTTTGGTTGCTCTGGAGCAACTTCGGGTGTATCCATTACACCAAATCCGCCATTCATCCTCTTTCGTCGTCGTTTGCCTGGACTTGCCATAATTTATTTCTCCTTATTTAATAATCTTTGACCAACGCTTCATAAGCGCTTCATTAAGTTCAATTCGTGCTTTTTCTCGAATACTGCGATTTTTTGGAAAGAAAGACTCATCAAGCTCTTTTTCTTCATCAAGCTCTTTTTCTTCATCAAGCTCTTTTTCTTCATCAAGCTCTTTTTCTTCATCAAGGTCTTTTTCTTCATCAAGCTCTTTTTCTTCATCAAGCTCTTTTTCTTCTTCAAGAGCTTCATGACCCTCATCATAATCTTTATCATGTTTGAGGGCATCCAAGTGGCGCTCGATTGCCGCAATATGATCTTCATCGTGCCAAGAATCATGCTCATAATGCCTTTTTTCTTCCTCACCAGAATCTTCGTCCAAGTTCTCTTCAAATTTGCTTTTAGATTTTGATTCATAACCCGCTTTTGCTGGGTCTGTTTTATCAAATTCACCTTTTGCAGTTCCTTCTTCTTGAACCTCTCCCTCGGCTAGAGCAGAGCTTTCACCCTTATAAACAGCCCCCGGTTGATCACCAGATTTTTCGGCCTCTTCTTCGGCAGCTCTCGCAGCCATAGACTTTGTAGGATCCGAAACCATATCACCTTCTTTTAATATCTTTCGAATCGTACCGCGAATTATAGTACGCAATTGCGATTCTTTTAAATTCTTTTTCATTTTATCTCCCTCAATTAATGCGCTACTCACAACATCGCTAGTTGGCGCAGGTACATATTGACTTGTGCTAGTAAATAGTGGCCTTCCACCCTTATCTTTTAATTTATCTTCCCAGTCCCGAAAGATCATATTGCCACATTCATATGCCTCTCGTTCCATTTCTCTTAAATGACCATCTTCTTGAGCATAACCCGACATAGTTTCACCAGCATTATCAAAGTCTCCTCGACAATTTTGATTATGATGAACCAATTCGTGAGCCAAAGACCGCAGAATATCTTTAATATGCCGTCCTTGCGTATAAAGTCCAATTTTGTGTTCAGTTGGTGAATAATGGGCGGTTTTACCCAAAGGATTGGCCATGTTATCTTTATCGCTTAATATGCTAATTTTTACATGTGGGCCAAAGCCCAATTCATCCCGAGCCGAATTATATAGACTTTTCATTAAAGGCATGAATTTACCAATTCTTTCGGATTCGTGCATCGCCTCTAATAATTAGTTTTCTAAATCACAAAAATCACCAAGAACCACCAAACCATAATTGCTGAATAAAAGAAAGACAAAATATATAAACAAACTTTGGATAGTTTTTTATTTCTATTAATCCAGAGAAAAATTGTAAAGATTGTGGTAACAAATATCTTAATAAAACCAAAGACACTACCATCACCCTCAAGCAGCATCGCCATCAAAGGATTAGCTTCGTCTAGAGGTCCATATTTTATGTATTTTAGCGTTAAAAGTGTATCTAAAAGGTTGAAGAGGAGGAGAAGGGTAGCTGCAAAGGTTGGTGCGATTTTTTGCGTCATTTTTAGATAAAATCAATGACGATTTTATAATCTTCCTCTGCCTGATCTTCTGGAGCTTTGGTAGGTGCTGGAATGGGTGGTGAATAAAGAGGAAGCCTTAAGTGTTCTCTATGATCTTCCAATTCTTTTCGCTTTTGGCGCTCAAATTCAATTAAAACTTCAATAGGAACATCTTCCCACGGTTTTTTATGTTGCACCATATTTGTAACTAGTGATGGCATTTTCTAATGTCCTTCTTTTTGTTCTGATTCGTTGGTTAAATATGAAAGATTAAAGGGCTCATAAGAGCCATCTGTTTTTATAATCTTAGCAAATATAAATTTTCTATTTACGCCTCGGCTCTCGGAATAAATTTCTTGAATAAAACCATATTCTTTTTTCTTAGTTAAGGTTGTCCAAGACACAAGATCTCCCACCTTAAACTTTTCTAATAAGGGTTCGCCAAATAAATTTTCTCCATTTTCTCTCATTAACTTGTAAATGATGTAATATAAGTATACACGCATTTAGACATTGTTGTATAATAATTTTCTTCTTCAATGAAAATATCTAGTCTTTTTGCTAAATCCTTTCCTTTGCGCCACGCATCAATTTCTTCTGCAAGCACGTCTACTTTATATTTTGATGATTTTTGAAGTCTTTTGTTGCTATTGTAATATGCCATCTTCATTGAAGACGGATATTTCTTGGCATAAAGCTTTTCGTTACTGTGTAATATTAAATGACCACATTCATGCAAAAGCGCATATAATTGATTTTCGCGGCTTTGTCGCGTATTTATTGAAATTGCTTTTTCGGTTGATCTAAATTCATCATGACAACAATAATCAAAATCAATTGAAAAACCTTTTTTAGTTGACCACTCAACCAACTTATCTACACCTTCGTCGATCCTTTTTTTCTTAACCTTTTGGGATTTTGTCACCCGTCACCTCCAAATTAATGATGATATTATTATATCACACCTTGGAGTCTACGTCAAGTAGCAAATTTGATTAATTTATCGACAATTTTGAATTAAGGGTTATTTAAGTTATACCAAGTTGACCATTCGCTTAAGGTGTCATCAAAATTATTTAGGAATATCATTGATGGTCCTCTTGAATGTATATAATATATTTTTATGCCCGTTGGAGCTGCATCTAAAAAAATTTCTTTAAATGGTTTTGCAGTAGGCGCTGGGGAATTATTAAGCAAAATTCTTGATTCACTTATGCCAACCTCATCGCTCAATAATTTAACCATTTCTTCTTCATTCATAAAATTTTTCCTTTATTATTTTGAAATATATTTACATGGAACATTGCCAGAAATCATTGTAGTAGACCCGCTTATAAATACACCATCAACAGAGCCAATTTGGTCAACCACATTTGGATAATCACTCGCCACAGTTGTACCAAAAGTCCACCACCCCGTTGCCTTGGACGCCAGTTGAGTATTTGAGTGGTTTCTTGGATCAAGAGTACAATTCTGATACATTTCTAAAAAGTCTGCCGCTGATGCAGTGGCATGTAAAAATATTGATGCATTATCCATTGCGCCAGAAACACTTTGAAAAACGCGCCAATATCCCGAATAACCATTATACCCAAAGGCAAATAAATTAAAATACATATCTGAACCAGAGGCAAAAGCTAAATATGGTGGTATATCTCCGCTTTTAGCTGTATCTTCTTCTTGACCGTTAATAAATAATTTGCATCTATCACTATTAGTTGCTTGTGTTCCATCATATGAACACCCCACATGATACCAGCAAGTACCAGTGAGTGGGTATCCACTACTAGAAACAATAGAATAATAAGAACCAGTTACATTTCCCGAAAGATCCTTTGGTCTTGCAGCAGAAAAAACCATTGAAATTTGACCATTAGCGGTATTTTCATACTCGCCATAGCCACCCAAAGAAAAGGGGGTATCTACAAACATACCGTAAGTGCTGTCGGCAATCATTGCAACCGAAGAGGTGTTAAGTTGTGACCACCAGGGCGCAGAAGCATAAAAATCGACCGCATCTATTGTTTCTACAAATTGTCTTTTAACCCAATATGACCAAACAGATTGGGATACGGCCGAAAACGGCGCTGATGAACTTTGAAAACCTTCAACACCACCTGTATGAAATGTCCGAGCCGAAGGATAACTAGTATATTTATATGTCCCCTCTACAAGTTCTCCATCATTCCAATTATAAGACGATGTAATCCAAAAAGAGGCATCTGTTGAAGTAACACCCTGACAAGAGGAAGTTAAGGTTTTACCACAATTTTTTAGCCTTAAATCTAAAGCGGTTCTTGATCCCACCAAATAAGGAACGCAACTTTTTCTAAACCTTGCCATATAAGGTCTTAGACTAAAAGGAGCTTGTTTTAAGACTATTTGGCCCCCAACGGAGCCAGATCCATATTCTTTTGAAGAAGATAGAATTGTTTCGATTATATAACCTTTATTTTTAGACATAATCCAAAATTAATCGCGGTTTACTTTTCTGATTCCTATAAAATCGCCAGATTCATCATAAACGGGCTCATAAGCCCCAAATGGAAATTTAATAGTATCTTCGTCGTCTTCAAGGCTTCCTTTTCTTGATTTTACGACCGTATATGGCGCATAAGCCAATCTTAGCCTTGCAGGGGTTGCCTCGGTGAAAACTCTCTTGTTTTGTTGATTTAAATTACCCGAAAGGGTGGTGATTATGTAACTTTTACTTTTAGCCATATTTCTATGGTAAATAGTTAAAAATTTATTTCACACTGCGGAATGCGCAATGAATACCGCGAAAAGCTTTGCGATCAATCTTTAATTGAACCCCAACCTTGCCTAAAAAGTCATAATCAAGGATTGCGCCTTCACAACGCTCGATAATCTTGGCAACATCCTTGTTGGTGCTATAGACCCATACAAAACCTTCTTTTTTGTCTGCATTTGCGTCAATAACGTGTGATTCGCCTTCAGGCCCACCACCTTTGCCCTTGAAAAACTGTTTTATCTCAGTTAAGGTCGGTTTTTCGCTTAAAAGTTGCCCCCAAGCCTCTTTTTTTGTATCTTTTTTGTCAGTCATGTGTTTCTCCTAAAACTTATCTAATAGAATATCTAGTGATTTTGCGGTCGCTAAAGCGTCTCCAAGGGCCGTATGACGGTCTTTTTCGTCGATTTTAACCCCCGCAGACTCGAATAAAACGTCCGCAGAAGCTCGAAAACCCTTAATTTTGCCCGAAATCATTAAGAATTGCAGTATTGAGCAGCTATCAAGCGCCCGATCTCGGAAGTCATCCTTAAAATTCGCACCAGCCAGCCTGTAAAGCCTTCTAATGAACCCAAGGTCAAAAGCAACATTGTGCCCTACCAACTGAATTGGCCTCCGATTACTACCAAAATGGGCGTCTAAAGTGCCCCGGATATACCCTACAGCCACTTCTGGGGTTAACCCGTGCTTATAAACGTCCTCCAAGTTGATATTATTAACTTTTAGGGCCTGATCTTCAACATTAAGGGTCGGTTCCTGCACATAAAGGTCAAAAAGCTTAGATATTTCGCCTCTTGGGGTCCAAACGACCCCCGCAATGCTTAAAATGCTGTTTATTTCGGGATTTAAACCCCCGGTTTCCGTATCTATCACCAAGAACGTGTTTTTCATTGTCATATGCCATGATAACACACCATATTTGTGAAGTCAAGACATTTTAAGCGCATATTTAGTAATAAAGGCCTTAAAATGGAAAAAAATTACACTTTTAGTGAAAAAATGATAAAATGAAGGAATATATATAGATGAAACGGTTAATTCTCTCTGATTTGCACCTTGGTTGCTCTCATTCGAAGGAAAAAGAGCTTTTGTCCTTTTTGCGAGCCAATAATGACTTCGATGAGCTAATTTTGGCCGGTGATATTATCGATTTTCTCTTAATTCCGACATTTACTGAGCAATCAGCCAAACTTTTCCAATTTGTGGCCGATTTCCCTGGAAAAGTCGTTTATATCGTGGGTAACCATGACATTCCCTTTAGATCTTGCATTGGAACCACCATATTTGGGGTAGAATTCGTCGAAAAGTGGGAATTTGAGGAAGATAACAAGAAATACAGGATAGAGCATGGTGATACATACGAAAAAGGCATCATTCATCGAAGAACATTGATTAGAATCATCTGTGTACTGCGAGATTTCTTGGAAAGGCTCTTTAAATGGAATTTATCTGCTTGGTGGCAACACCTTTTCAGCAATAAAATGAAATTAAAGAGGATTTGGGACATTGTTCAGTGGAATGATGAAGCAGATGTCTTTATTATGGGTCATACCCACGAACCAGAAGTATTAATTTGGGTAGATCAGGACCAAAACATCAAAACATACGTTAATTCAGGTGATTGGACAGAACATACGACTTATGTTACTATAATTGATGGTGTAACAAGGCTAAAGAAGTTTTAGGGTTCCCCACTTGGTCGTGCTGGCCAATCTATTCCCTCTATTGCATCCCACATTTGGGTTCCTGTAGGATAATTCACACCATCTTGAATTCTTCGGGCATGAAAACCAGCCAAAGCAGTCTCAAGCCCAAGTTTTGTTGCCCATGACTGCGCATTTCCAACATTTCCAGGTTCTTCCAGCATTTCATCCCATAAAGTAGCCATATCTTTTACAGTTCTTCGGGCGTATAAAGCCCGCGCCATTGATTTAATATAACTATTAACAACCATTGGATAATCTGGTCCAGATAAAGCAGCAAAATCTAAAGGTTTATCTTCTACCCCCATATCAATGCCCTCATCCCCAATTGCTTCATTTATAAGTTGCATTAATTTTGATTTAGTTAGTTTCATTGATTGTTTCCCCTAAACAACAATAAATAGTCTCTTAAATAAGACGAAGAATAAAAAAAAACGGCGGGAGGTCATTACAACCTCGCCGCCGCGAAAATAGCTCAGATTTTCTTTAAAATCAGAGGGATACTGACAAGTCAAGCCCAAATACATGAGCATGTGTCCACGAATCACTGTTTGAGGCGTTCCACATATAATAAACGCCAACATCCATATAATCCATAAGACTTTTGGATACGCCAACAGACAATCGGTTTTCTGAAAGCCCATCGCCATTAACAAACACTTCCTCGTTTACACACGGATTTAGACCAAGAACACCATCACCCGTCATTGAAGCAGTAACGCTTGTTCTTGCCCGCCAATCCTCGCCATCTGTAATGCGAAGTTCCATCCGCGTTCGATTTGACAAGGACATTGGCCCCCAATCACCGAGATTCAAGCCAACACCCACATATGGTCGATGCTCACCCGTACTTACATTACGATAACCAAGGCTAGCACTTAGCCAATCCGTTGCAGCATAAGCCACATCAAATTCGGTGTGTTGACGAGCCAATTCTGGACCCGCAAGGTCGGCAAACCGAAATTCCTCCTCAATCGCAAGCGTCAAACCATTCGAGAGCTTTCCCGAAACGTTCACGCTTGTCCACAAAGCACTTTCTGCTGCAAACACATAGTTTGCAGTCATGAGTGCAGCACCAATGATGATGCCGCCGATTCCAATTTTAGTAAATGTATTTTTGTTCATATTTTTCTCCTTTTTGTTTTGAACTGTTTACTTTTAATTATTTTCGTGTACGCATATAAATGAATGCAGCCACGATTACAACACCAACCACGGCACCAACTACTTCAACTGACATAAAATGTCTCCTTTCTCTGAATAGATGCTCACAGAGGGACTTGAACCCCCACGCTTATTAGCAAAAGATTTTAAATCTTTCGTGTCTACCGTTTCCACCATGCAAGCCATTAAAATCTCCCGACAGTATATCTCAAATATGAGGGTTTGTCAAGAAGAATCTGAGTTAAGCTAATGTATAATAAAGCAATTTAACCGCGTGATCAGTACATAAGGTTTTTTTATTGCTCCAATGCATCCATTTTTCTGAGCAATACAGTTGCCCTATCTTACCACACACTTCACACGTTTTAAAGCTAAGAGTTCTGCAAAATTTAACTATTTCGTCCACCACATCGTCTCCACCATTATATTCAATTTCAAGCCAGCCTTGTTTTGCTTTTATTTTTGTAAAAAGGGTGGGAATTAAACTGCTTTTGCCCAAATTCATTTCTTGATATATTTTGATTGCACTCAACATATCTTCAACAATTATATACCAACCGTCATCGATTTCAATAATGTTTGGATCGGGCAATAATTCAGGAAAATTCTTATATAATTTTTCAAAGCCCATAATTTTAATTATAAGCTCAAAAAAAAGGCGCTGCCAAAATTAATCAGCAGCGCCAACGACATTAAATCGCAGAAGGAGAAATCAGCTAGTTTGCAGTCTTAGTGGAAGTAAACTTGCCACGAATATTGCGGTTATAGAAAGTGCCCTTCGATTTTGCTTCCACAAAATCATTAGCCGTCTTCCGACCGACGCTCCGATACACATAAGTGGTGCTGGGGCTCTTTTGCAAAGTAACGGAAAGTTGCTCCGTCAGGGGATTATATCCGATTGTGCGGATAAGTCTTGAATTAACTGTTTGATTTGTCATAGTTGCCTTTCTGTGTGAGATTTTTGTCTCACGTTTTAATGAGGTACATTATACCACACCTAGAGAGAATGTCAAGTTCTTTTTTACACTAAATCGTGTTTAAAAATAATCTTATCATAAATAAATCTTCGCCCATCAGCAAACCTATCGCCATCAAGCATTGATTCAAAGTTATTTAAAGAATATCTTAATATTGGCAGGCTTCTTTTTGGTGACCAATAAGTGTTAAGCATAGATTCAATTACAAGCTCCACGCTCCAAGTGCCATCAGTTTTTGAAACAACCTCCAAATATTGTTGTCCAATAACCACCTTGGGTTTATATTTCATTAGTTTTTCCCAAATCGGATCATTATTGCCCCCGCCATAGAAACACAAAGAATAGTCGGATAAACCACAGCTTTAAACAATAAATCACCGCCTTTCGTATTTAAAATTTTATTTAATAGTTTTTTGTTCATTGTTTCCTCACATTAATGAAAGCGGCACAGCCGCAAGTTGACGGGAAATTTTCCATAACCTTAAACATATTTATCCCCTTCAGCCGCCACAATGTCCAAAAGATCGCCTTCCGAGTTAAAATGAATTTCAACATAAGCATTATCCAAGACAATCAAATGCTCGTTCCACTCATCGTGGTCAATGTTTGCAGCCTCCAAAAGAGCCACAATTTTTTCTTTATCGTTCATAAAAAGTTCCTTGTTCATTTATATCATATTTTATGTCATTTGTCAAGACCAAAACCATCACACAAAACACAAAACAAAATATAAAAGATATGATACCAAAAATGTCAGTTTTTTTGTTTTTCATTTGCTTTCGCAATCAGTTTTAATTCGTAGTGTTTAAAAGCCGCTCGCCTTCCGTCAGCAAACAACACTTCCCACTCTTTTAGATGTTCGTCAAGATGTCGGCTTTCTGCAATCAAACGAACAATCATTCCTTGTTTGTTGTGAAAAAACCGCAAAGTGGGACTTAGGTCATTATTTTTTATTACTTCAACCAAGTCACCGACCTCCAAATCACCCATGTTATATAAATATGCAACATTTTGAGTTTATGCCTTTGCAGAAAGAGTAGTAGAATTTAAATTCCATTCATCCTTCTTGCCACAAGAATCCAAAACCCAACATCGGCCGCCCCAAGACGAGTAACTCAAAAATATTCCATACATAACATAAACTTCAGAACGAACGGCACGCCCTCCGTCATCAAACAGAATTTTGTACTCCCATGACTTAATAAGATCGCCGCACTTAAAAATAGGTTTGATGTTCATGGTTCTGCCATAACTCTTACATCCCAACGATAAACCCACTCTTGTCCGCTCGATGATTCGTCAGCCCAGTAAACTTTTATAGCCCCTTTGGGTAAACCTTTAATTGGGCCGAGATCAGTGATTATGCCAAATCTCTCTTCTACCGTCCGCCTTCTGTGTAGAGTTACCTTAACAAGACTACCTTTTTTTATGTCATTTTTATTATTCATGCTCGCTTCTTTACAGCGCGCCGCCAAAGATGTGATGTTAATCCGTTGTTCATGTATACTTTTATTATTTTGGTACGTTCGATGCTTGGATCCTCTAAAACTATTCCATAAAAGCCATTATATTCAGAATCGAGAAAACGTGGATCTTCCTCAATTATCACAAGATCGCCTGGCTTGAGGTTATTCATTGTTTTGCCTTTGCAACAATGGAAATGGTTCGTTTAAGATGAGTGGTTTGTCTGCCGTCTTGCCATCGAACCCAAACATATAAATGTGAATCGCGAATCTTTTTGTGTTTTATGGCTTCAAGTACATGATGAGGCACAGGCACAATAACTCCAAAGAATCCATTCCGCTCGCCAAGCGGACCTGTCCATTCAACAAAATCTCCAACTTCAAAGTTATTCATTGTTTTGCCTTTGCGACAAGTTGCAAGTCACTCAATCTAAATGATTCTATTGGATCGATAAAGTGAACCGATAATGAGTCTTTATCTGCGCAATTAACAATACCATAAATTCCCGGAGATCCGTCGCGCCAAGATTTGCGAAAATCAATTCCGTGCATATTCTTAATGTCCGCCTCGGCGGGGCTCAAAGAAGGATGCCAAACAAAATCTCCAACTTCAAAGTTATTCATTGTTGTGCCTTTGATAATAATTTGAGTGATGTCATACTACCCTCTGCGAAAATTCGATGTTCACCACCGACCATAACTAATTCATATAATAACCTTCCACTGGGGGTTTTCTTTATCTTTTTTATTATGCCCACATTATTAAAAACATAACTAAACACTCCTTTATAATTTATTTTAATAAGATCGCCAACATTATATCTTTGTTCGTTATTCATCTTGATTTTGCCTTAAGTTTAACATCAGGTGTTAAATACCATCCAATATCGCCATCGAGGAAAAGAATTTTATATTCCTCGGGAAATGTTACGTTTCTTCCATTTTCTAATATAATTATGCCGGTGCAGAGGAAGTGGTCCATGCGGCCCCTCCGGGGCACCTCCACAAGATCCCCAATTTCGATTTTTTGGTTGTTTTTCATGCTAGCACCACTAAAACGCTAAGACTTTCCAACTTTCTGTTACCAGTAGACCAGTGGATTACCGCTTCATGGCAGACTGGGAGAATGTCAATAACCACGCCAAACTCATTTATTCGTGGCCAGCCCTTCCCAACAAGACTACCAACTTTTATTTTTTTTTGTCTTTCGTTTTTCATGCTAGCACCTCAAACCCGTGGTCCATAACCCAACATCTATCTCCATTTTGAAGGTGAATATGGTACTCCACGAACACGTTGGTGTACGCCTCGACTCGAATCCCACAAACAATTCCATAAAGGCCGTTCAGCTCTTTCCTCGGTCCCGACGGACCCATATCGAGCATTTTCACCAGGTTGCCAGGTTTTAATTGTTTTTCGTTTTTCATGCTAGCACCTCAAAGTCAGATTTATAGAAGGTGGTCTCGTAGCCGCCTTGAAGATGAATACAGTAGTGAATGATGACTTGGTTAAGCGAGATCTCCTCACAAACAATTCCATAATATTGCCAAGCCCAACTTTGGTTGTTAATAATGCGAACAAAACTGCCAATTTTAATTTGTTTTTTGTTTTTCATGGTGCCGCCACAACCTCAACTAAATGTGGATATGAAAAACCTTCCTCTCCGTTGCTCCAGTGAACTCGAATACAATCTTCACCACGAGCCAGCATCCCTTTTTCGATAAACTCAAGTGTTCTGAGTTTACTATTGGGCCTTCCCCGTCGAGGGCGCGGGTTCTTGAGATATTCAATTACAACACCATATCTCGACGTATTGCTGCGGGCGGCCCGACTACGAACCATGCTGCCAATTTTAATTTGTTTTTCGTTTTTCACGCTAACACCTCAAACTCGTCATGCCGCAACCAACATCTTCTATTATTTTGCAAATGAATAAAATAACGTGCTTCGGTGGCGCTGCCAAGCGGCCCGCACCAGTATGTTTCAATCTTGCAAATAATTCCATAAAGTCCCCCCCGCTTCACCAAGTCCATGAGGCCAACATATGATTTTACTTTCACCATACTGCCAACTTTTATTTTTTCAAAGTTGTTCATTATTTTGCTTTTGCCACAAGTTTTAAATTTGATGGCCTTTCCCAGTCCTTATCGCCATCATTCCACTGCACAAAAATATCATGACTATCCTCTTCTAGCGGAATGTCAATATTTATTACAATTCCAAGGTGTTGCCCGCCCCACTCGCCTACAGTAGCGCCAACCCATTCAACCAAATCGCCCTTTCCAAGCTTCCACTTATCTTGGGTTTTCATCGTTTTGTCCTTTCTACCTTGGTTAAATAAGTTGTATGATACCAATCTGCCCAGCCCGTGCCCCATTGCACTTTAGCGAAGGTGCCCTGGTAGCCACGATGTTCAAGCATAATAATAATTCCCCACATTATGCCATCAAGATTCAGCCAATTGATAGGGGGTTTCTCCGGTAGGTGATCATATTCGACTAGATCTCCAATATTAAATTTTT